GGTATCAGATTTCCCAATATCAGAAGCTTTCAGAGAGTTTCATTCGAGAGTTTAACTTTAAAGTGAATTGGAGTTACATTTCCAACCATCAGAAACTTTCCGAAGATTTCATCCGAGAATTTAAAGACAAATTAGATTGGTATCAGATTTCCCAATATCAGAAGCTTTCAGAGAGTTTCATTCGAGAGTTTAACTTTAAAGTGAATTGGAGTTACATTTCCAACCATCAGAAACTTTCCGAAGATTTCATCCGAGAATTTAAAGATAAAGTGAGTTGGACCAATATTTCTGAATGTCAAAAACTCTCAGAAGGTTTCATCCGAGAATTTCAAGATAAAGTGAATTGGTATAAGGTTTCCCAATATCAAAAACTTTCAGAAAGTTTCATTCGAGAGTTTATGAACAGAATGCGTTGGGATAATATTTATAGTTACCAGAAACTCTCAGAAGATTTTATTAGAAAATTTTTTAACGTAGGAGCTAAAGACATTAAAATACAAAAATCCAATCATAAAGAAAAGTCGTTAGAACAAAAAACCAAAGAAATTAAAGCCTATGCCAAGAGACATCATCTGAAGTTTGACGGAAAGTTTCTCCATGCTTTCCGCAACCATGATTTCAATGGTTGTGGGTTGTTCAATAAAACCATTGTCTATGAAAAGGGGAAATATTATCGAGATTGGCGTTGCAATATGAACCCATCTAATGAAAATAGTTTTGGGCTAGGTATCTTCCCCAAAGGTAATACAAAAATTAAAGTTAAAGTGGAAGACTGGGGAGTAGAAGTTAATAGAAACGATGGGAAAGCTAGAGTTTGGGGCATAACCATTGGAGGCGCAACGAAATAAAAATGAAAGCTAGACTCAAAATAACCCTAGACTGTAATAGAAATTGCCCCTATTGCATTAATAAAGTTGAACCTTATAAGGACAAGTGGATGTCAATCAAAAATCTTAACGAGGTCAATTGGTCGCACTTTTCTTCTGTAATTGTTTCCGGAGGAGAACCACTGCTTGTCCCCGAAGAAGATCTAATTAGAATTCTTCAGCACCTTAGACTAATAACCTGCGCACATATTAGCCCCATCTATCTCCAAACCAACGGAGACTTCCTCACTAAATCACTCGTTAAACAAATCGATAATGATATTGATGGAATCGGTATCTCTATCCATAACCTAAACCAATTCAAACACTTACGAACAAGATTTGAAGACATCTCACAAATTAAACCGATTCAACTTTATGTCCAAGATATTATGTTTAATGAGTCCATAGATTTCTTTACTACCCTTTACAAGAAGTTTTCTATTAGAGTATGGACAGAAGGGCAATATGACAAAAACGAAATCATATACATTCTCAAATAAGGTAACATGATCACTGCATTAATAACTTTATTGTCGGCCTTGGGTCTATTAATATGGGCTATCGGATTTTTTGTTACCCTATTCTTATTGTTCCTCAACGATGTGCCTTTCCGCTACCGTTTAGCTTATTCTTTTCCCCTATTTGTCATTGCATTATGTTTTGGATTTATGCTCAGTATGCCCGGATTAGTCATGCCTCTAAAAAATATTACCACTTCCTACCAAGTTCCTACCTCTATCCTTAAAACCAACAATATGACTGCCATTACTCACGCAGACGAAAATGGGTTTGTCATTGCAGGATTTGTTTTCCCTGATTCTTCTTATTGGGATTCTACAAATATTATGGTCAAAGTGGTCAGTGGTAAAAATTTCTATGGCTTCGATGTCAAACCTAGTTATGAAATCGTACCAACAATGAAAGAAAATAAAGGAGCATTATGAAAAACGTTATGGAAAATGGCTTGGTAATTATTCCCCATGTGGTTTGTGTCAATAGTATTCGTAAGGAGAATGGAGAATTTTCATTTCAAGTAATTAATCAGGGAGGGGGATTCGTAATCCTATGGAGATCCACAGAAGAAGAAGCCAAAAAACTAAGAGACGAGATTGTTCTTAACGTAGAAGAATACTGGAATAGATGAGATTATTTTTAACGAAATATACTGGAATAAAAAGCATAGGAGACTCATGAAAGAATCGCTACAAGAAGAAGTTAAGCAACTAATTAAAACACTGGGTTTAAATTGTACCACAGAAGAATTTAAAGATAAAATGATGTGGTATCATTCTGGTGATCTAAAACTTTCCGAAGATTTTATTAGAGAATTTAAAGATTACGTGAGTTGGGACCATATTTCCCGCTATCAAAAACTTTCTGAAAATTTCATCCGAGAATTTCAGGGTAGGGTGAATTGGTATCACGTTTCCCAATTTCAAAAACTTTCCGAAGATTTCATTCGGGAATTTCAAGATCAAGTGGACTGGGAGTTCATTTCCCGCTATCAAAGACTTTCCGAAAATTTCATACGAGAATCTCAGGATAAAGTGCTCTGGGGCTACGTTTCTCGTTTTCAAAAACTCTCAGAAAATTTTATTAGAGAATTCAAAGATAAAGTGGACTGGGGCTACATTTTCCAATATCAAAAACTCTCAGAAAATTTTATTAGAGAATTCAAAGATTATGCATATTGGGATTGCGTTTCAACTTTCCAAAAGCTCTCAGAAGATTTTATTAGAGAATTCAAAGATAAATTGAGATGGAACAGAATTTCAGAATATCAAAAACTCTCCGAAGATTTTATTAGAGAATTCAAAGATTTTGTGGACTGGGGTTACATTTCTCAATCTCACGAACTCTCAGAAGATTTTATCCGGGAATTTACAAACAGGCTAAGTTGGTACGTGATTTCATCTTATCAAAAACTTTCAAAAGAATTTATCCAAGAATTCAAAGGCGTAGATGCCCCCATGCAAGAAGAAACCAACAAGGAAAAGTCTTTAGAACAAAAAACCAAAGAAATTAAAGAATATGCGGAGAGACATCATCTGAAATTCGATGGGGAATTTCTTTATGCCTTCAGAAACCACGATTTTAACGGGAGCGGACTATTTAATAAAACCACCTACTACGAAGAAGGAAAATATTATAGGGACTGGCATGTGGATATGAACCCAGATAATGAAAATAGTTTCGGCCTAGGTATCTTCCCCGAAGGTAATACGGAGATTAAAGTAAAAGTAGAAGACTGGGGAACAAGAACAAATAGAGACGATGGAAAAGCCAGAGTTTGGGGTATAATAGTAGGAGCAAGAAAGGAATAGGACATTATGGAAATAGCACAAAATTTTAACAAGCCTCCCATTAAGGTCTGCCAAGCCACCCTTAAAAAAGTCAACAAGGAAAGCTTCTATAAATCATTGTGCCCGGTTTGTGAAGAAGGTATGTTGCTTATGGAAAGACACCCCGAAACCGGCAAGCTCCTTAATAAAGACTATTGCGTTTTATGCGGCCAACATTTCGAATATACCGATGCTAAAACATGGGAACTCATATAAACAATGAAAAAATATAACCTATTCTGGCTCCCATTAAACTCGTTCAAAACTAAACCTTTCTCGTCAGATAATAAAAAGAGAATATGGAAGGAAATAGGCAAGTCTTGGGCTACTTACGAAGTCCGAAATAAAAAAGGAAAGATACTAAAAGAATTTATCACCTATTAAGGAAATTATGAAACATAAAGTTATAAAACATAAAGATATTACAGAATGGTGTAAATGCCCTGAATGGAAACTATCATGCTTTGGATTAACACATCGTCTGCATATGAACTATTGCCCCTTCTGCGGTACTCAACTTAAGAAAATATTAGAACCCACAAGCACCTCTCCTACGGATAAACACAATGAAAAAACCCAATAATATACGTCCCGAAATCAAGGATGCTTTTGATAAGGCAGTAAGAAAACGATTCGGTATATGGCAGAAAAAACACCCCGATCTCAAAATACGCTCTGCCACTATGAACCCTATCCAACTGATGCTCTACGCTATGTCTTTAACCGATAAACGAATGTATCCTAAACCTAAACTCTTAAACAAAAGATTGCCATGAATGAAAGATTATTCATATCTACCAGAGAATCCTACGTCCCACCTTATGAGGTTTCTAATGCAAATTACATTGCAAAAAATGGATTTCAAGTACAATTGGGAACTAATGACCCTACCTTTGGGAAAAGTAAATTTATTGGATTTATCGACTGCTCTACCGAAGAAGAAGCCCAATGGTTCACAAAAGTTATATTTGCCACTCTCAACAATAAAAAAGACCTAGTAATTGACTTCTTAAAACAATCCGTCTATACACTCAATGTCAAAGATGAAAAAATAACAGACGATTTACCCATAGAAATAATAGAAGACCAAACCACCATAGGACAACTTCAACTATAAAGGAGCATATGTCTAACATACAAAATCCCATCACCTTCGCAGAACATAAAGAATTAACCGCCAAAGACTGCGAACATATAGCCGAACAACTTACCAACCTAGCCAAAAGCGTAAGAGAAGGTAACATGAACGCTTTTGAACAATTCTGGTGGAAAGATGGAACCGAAGAAGGAGATGCTAAAATAACCATGATCCATGAGTTAATCGTATTGCGCTATGTTCATCGAAAAGATCACCTAAAGGATTAAATAAATGTCAATCATCATAGCAATAGAAAAGTCTTGGGCCGCTCATGCCTATATAGACCATTTTGGAAAAAAACTACCACCTAAACCTATACCCGATATACCCAAAGGATTCTATTACCTCCCCAATGAAGAAACTAAACTCATACTCAATGATAACCAATATTTACTGTCCCATAATAAGTTCTACTTTGAGATAACTAAAAATGGAAAAAACCATTGGCTTTGCGGAAATCAACTACCCAATGACTAAAGATCATTGGGTTTGCAAGACCTTATCTCACAATTAGCCAGTTGATGTGGCTTGCCTATAAGGTTCAACTTACCATCAATAGGCAAGCCAAACGAAACAGGGAGTTCTATGCCTTTTACTCTTTTACGAGTGGCATAACGATTAGCAATGTTTATTGATGCATTCCAGTCTGCATCAAAAACTTTACTATCGCTTGTGTAATATCTACATCCCTGTCTTTTGCCTTTTTCTATACCTCTATAATCATTCTTTGAGGTATATGCAGGGTTAACCGTTACCACTATTTTTCCATGTAGTGGTGCCTTGTAGGTTAGTATTCTTCTTAACTCAAAATATGGAACTTGAGCTTGTTTGTTATTAAATTTCTTTCCTCTATGATGTTGTTTTATGCCACTTAAATCTTCCATAACAATAACATTAGATTTAGTTTTAAGGATTTGATTTGCAATAAGATGAGACTGGTTTTTATTCTTATTTTGTTCTTTTCTTTTAAGAGCCTTGAGTTTTCTTTGTGCGGAACGAGAGAAAGTGATTTTAATTTTGGATTGTAATTGTCTTTTGAGATAACGTAATTTTCTTTTTTCTTTAAGGAATTTTTTATCGGAAATCGCTAATCCATCTGAGGTGGTTGCAAGTCTTTTAATACCTAAGTCTACACCAATACAAGAATTTTCAATTAGAGTAGGAGCGTCAACATTAAAAGATACTGACAACCAAACATCATTATCTCTAACGAAAAGTAATGGATCGCAAATAGAATGCTTGGAAAATAGTTTTTGAAATTTGCTATATGGTGTATAAGAACACAAAATTCTTTTTCCTGTTGTAGTTAATTTAATTTTATTGTTTGGGAAGAAAGTGTAAATTCTTTTATCTAATCTTATTGAAATATTTTCTTGTTTTGCCTGCTCTTCTAATTTATGTTTATTTGCTTGAATTGTCTTATATGTAGCGTAAACAGAATCTTTTGCTCTAATAATAACTTGTGATGGACAGTTGGGAAATAATTTTCTGCATTGATGGTAGTTTTTATCGTGCAATAATTTCTTATCAATCTTTTTAGACTTAAAGGCATATCCAGACATATAATTCCAAACTTTTTGATGTTCAAGAAGTAAGTCTATTAAAGAGTTTTTATCTTCTTGCTTTTGAAACTCCAATCTAATATTATATGTCAATATGCTCATTATTACGTCTTTCTATAATTATTTAGTAAAATCCTTCTCGAAAGTTGAATATTTTTGAAAATAGTTCTTGCATATATTTTAGAATCTGATATAGTATAGGGAAAGAAAGGAGAAAGTGGTCAAAAATAAGGGAATCTAAGGAGGTTCGCTCACCCACGACACTAAAGATGTCGGGGTTTCCGCTCACTAAGAGATGAAAAAACAAAAGGAGCAACATGAAAGAATGGAAAGTAGATTACGAACCCAAAGGTATGCTCGATAGAGGAGATATCTATACCTACGAAATAAATGGTCAAGTAGTAGCTAGATTTAGTCAAAACGGAGGATGGGGTAGAGGTATCCAAACCCTTACTAAAAATATCATACACCCCTTTGGTAAACTAGAATACGACCAATCTATTAGCGGAGACCTATCCCTAGACGATACTAAAAAAGCCATAGAACAAAAATATGAAGATGTAAAATGAAACAAAAACACTATACCACAAAAGAAATAGCAGAATGGATAAACTGGGCACTGAATATTATCTGCATCCCTAGTAAAAACCTTGCCTCAGTAACCACAAAAGGAGTCTATAATATTAGCTAATCTGCCCCTATGAAAAATAGAAATATAGCAAAAGCATTAACCCTAGCTGTTAGATATGGAGGCATTGACGCAAACCACCATAAAGCTTGGGTCATAGATCAAATGGTTAGAGCCTTAACTAATTGTCCCATAATAAATATAAACGCTATAGATTGTAACGGTAAAAAATATACCTACCCAACCCAAGGCGAATCTAAGAAATATAAGACATTCGTTAAAAATGCCTGTTACGGAGAAGATGGACCCAATACCTATGAATGGGATATAGGAATAATACCATGAAAATTATATCCAGAGACTATATCCATGCCACCCTTTACCCTTTTAAGAAAAGAATGTCCAAATCCCAAATATTACAACACTTCTGGGACTTCTATGCCCTCGAATTAATGACCTCTCTATCTAAAAATGACCACTTTACCTATCAACGACTTACTTCCCTGCTCTCTAAAACTACTACCCTCTTACTCTCTGAACAAGTTAAAGCCCTAGAAGCTAGCGTTAGAGGGGAAATTCGACACTTTATTAATGCCTGTAAAAAAATGTCCCACTCCAATACCGCTTGCTATGTCTCAGATTATCTCGCTAAGGTATATAAACATTCTTCCCCTATCTCTATCTCACTAGAAACTACTAAAGCTCTGTTTAAAAATAAAAAGGTATGGGATGTTGACTTTGGCGGTAAATCATGGGCCAATGCTACCCTAACACTCATTCAAGCTAAAAAAGCCCTTCAAGAACATAATATGGGCGATATGATATTCTATGTTGACCATATCTTTGACCTCCATCACAATAGCGGCTTTATCCTTAATAAAACCAATTTTAATGTATTGGATGAAGGTTTTATAGGCGAACCCACACCCCTCGAACAACGCCGTAACATCAAAAGCCTTAAAGGAATTAAATGCCATGTCAAAAACCCCATCATCCTCAGAGAATTAAATGCATTGCTTAATAATAAAGCCGCTTAAAACATACACGGAATGAGGAATGAGGCGCAATACATCAAAATAGTTCAAGGCTGTCTCGTTGTAAGATAAACATATCCTTTAATCATCCACGGAATGCCCCTATGTAGCCCAATGTACAAAAAATGCATATCCCATGTACAAAAAATGCATATACCATGTACAAAAAATGCATATACCCCGGAGCTATACAAAGGAATCTTTTTAAAAAGATTCCTTGCACGGAATGTACGATATAAGGGGTTTGGAATCGCTTCATCCACTCATTTCATAAATTACACTAAACCCCACTTTCCCCCACCTCCCCCACTTCGCCCCACATCAGCCCTTTTTAGTGTTTTATAATATCCACGGAATGTAACGTAAACAATATTTTTAAGGAGAAAAATACCGCCATTTTAGTGCTATTTTAAGGCAAAAATATAGTTTTAGACTATATTTTTGCTTTTTTGGCGTGGAATTTTGGTATATTTTGGCGTGGAAATAGGGGTAATTCGGGGGAAAGGCGAAAATAATGCTAAATTTCTCTTGAATAAAGAATTAAATGAATTACAATGGACAAAATACGTAATGTGGGTAAAGGTTGGTAAAGAGGATTTGAAACGTTTCTAGGGGCAATAGGGAGCTAATAAGGGGGATAAAACCATGGGAAGGCTGGAATATACCTAGATAGAAACGATTTAACTAGCTAAAGAGTATTCCCATCTAAAACCATATGCTTGTTTCTTTTTACCACGACAACACAAGCCGATTGAATTATTTGGCAGGGTATTAAACTTTCGATGTGCTTCTCTAATTGAGGGGAAGGTATTGATTATTTTACCATCAGTATCTATTTGATTAACTGGTTTAGATAGTTTTTTTGCCGCATTTATTATTTGGATTTTAGTTCTTGGTAAGCTGATACCATACATCGGGTTATTTATACCGGACATTCTCTTAGACATAGTATTGATGAATTTTGCGGTTGTTTTTATGTTACCATTAGCCCAACCCGATTTGAGAGAGTTGCTTATTTTTTGTTTAATTTCCTCAGACATAATGAATTGTTCGGCATCTTTCAGGTTATATCCCTTATCTCTGTTCATACTGTCATAATGTTTAATCCAATCGTTCTCTTTTTGTATTCGCTCATTATCTCCGCATTCTTCTATAATTTTAAACTCAAAAGAATCTTCGCCATATTTGTCCCATGCATGTTGAAGATATGAATTAAAGGCCTTGTTATTTCTCAATTTATATCTATGACTGGCCCATCTTCTTGAAAAACCCTGAGTGCTTCCAGTGCTGCCAATATACACTTTGTTGTTAATTGTATTGAAAATTCCATATATGCCGTATGTACTTGATATACCTGATCTCATAATGATTTTTCCTTATCTTGCATTTTTTTGAGAAGATCTTTGAGGAAGTTTTTAAATGCTCCAGAAATATTGATGGAGTATTTTTCTCGTAGGAGTTCAACCATAGTATATTCTTCTTCATTAACACGGAAGTTGAATTGGGTATTATTTTTCTTATATAATGTTTTCATGTCTAGTGATTCTATACTTTTTAGGAATATCCTTCTTTTATCTTGAAATATTTCTTGAATTTATTTAGGAATCTATTAAGATGTACTAAAAGGAGATAATATGGGGCGAAAAAAAGGTTCGAAAAACAAGGTAAAGAAAGGGCAAAAATTACCTGAAAGGAGCATAGAAGTTAAGGGAACAGGGAAAAAATGGAAGTATAAGAAATGGAAGAAAACGTATAAAGAGTCAAAATACGCAAAACATTTGAGGGAAGAGGAAGAATTACATCCCGCTACAGGTTTAAAGATCTGTAAGCTTATGGGATTTTGTCCTAAATGTAAATCTATATTAGGGAAGATGGACATTTTAAAAGGCAAAAAAAATATTATATTATGTCAAGTATGTGGATTTAGAGGGAGGATTTCGAAATTATCAAAAGAACATTCTAAAAAGGAAATCAAAAGTAAACGAGAACATTTGGAAGATTGTCAAGATATATTAGAATCAATGCCAAAAGTTGAGGAAACACCTATAGATTTACCTGAAGACATTGGGAAAATTGACAGAGAAGAATGGTAAATTACTGAGAACTAGATTTATTTTTGTTTTCTTTTAGCCCACATTTCTAATGATGCAACTCTCATTTTTTGTAGCGTTTCATTGGATCGACGTTTGCCAGAGTTTGCTTCTCCTATTTTAAATTTTTGTTCTTGGGACATGGGTTTTTTATAATTGGGGTGTTCTTTCCCAGATCTAAACGTGCCTTTATTTATTTTGCCATCTTCTACGTTTTGTTTAAAGGCATCTCTTGTTTTTTGTTTTGTTTCCTCAGATTGATGCTTGCCAAAGTTACAATTTTTCGATCCCATGTTAGATTCTCTTATTTTTTGTTTTGTTTCTTCAGAGCGATGTTTGCCAAAATTAGGATGTTTTTCTCCAAGATTCATATTTTTCAGCTTTTGTTTAGTAACATCAGATAAATGTTTTCCAAAATTATAGCATTTATTGCCAAGGTGTGAATTTCTCATTTTCTGTTTGGTAATATTTGATATTGTTTTGCCAAGGTGTGAATTTCTCATTTTCTGTTTGGTTCCTTCTGAAGGCAAGTGTCTTTCTGCTGTACAAAGATTATAACCTTTTAACGGGTTTGTGCTATCATAGTAATTTATCCATATGTCCTCACGAACCAACAAAGTCCCCTCAATACATTCTTCTATTACAGAAAACTCAAAAGAAGATTGTCCATATTTATTCCACGCAGATTGAAGATGTGGGTTTTTATGAATTTTCTTATTTAACTGTTTTGTATGAATACTCCATCTTTTCTCTATAATTATACTACTACCAATATATACCTTGTTATTTATAGCATTTCTAATTTTATATATTCCACATTTCATATTTTCTCAGAGTCCTGCATTTTTTTAAGAAGATCTTTGAGAAAGTTTTTAAATGCTCCAGAAATATTGATGGAGTATTTTTCTCGTAGGAGTTCAACCATAGTATATTCTTCTTCATTAACACGGAAGTTGAATTGGGTATTATTTTTCTTATATAATGTTTTCATGTCTAGTGATTCTATACTTTTTAGGAATATCCTTCTTTTATCTTGAAATAATAATATATTCTACTACAATATTATACAGATGAATGGTAATAAAACATACACGGAATGATAGGGGGTAAATATGAGAAAAAATGAGACAGTTATTTACGAAAACGTTTTAGTAGAGACGGTAGGTGGGCCAGTTTTTATTAGGGCATTAACAGGGAGACATCGGGTTTTAGGAAGCGATGGAAAATTTCACAAAGTAAGAATCATTAAATCTCTTAAACCTTAAATAAACATACACGGAATGATAGGGGGTAAATATGGACAAGAAAGACAAGAAATCATATTTGAATACATATTGGGTAAAGGATTCATGGATATTTGCTCCTGATTATTATTCGAATCATACAAGGCCGGTTAGTTGTCGTGTATATGGGATAGTGATCACTGAAGACATTACTAACGAGAAAGTCATTATTTTAGTTAACTTTGAATTACCGGGGCATCCAATCAATACATGTTTAAGGGATGTAGATCGGGAAGATTTAAACAAGGTATGGAGGAAGCCTACTTTTCTTGAGCGTTATTTTGCAATGTGGCCCATACCTGAGGAAGCGGCTAAGAACAGGGCGGATAAAATTAAGCATCGTGCGCAGAGGGAAGGTGAGAAACAAGCACGGAATACTAAAGAGGTAGAGGAATTTAAGAGGGCTCAAGTATTAAGGGATCGGGAAGCATTTAAGGAATCGATAGCTGAAGAGGATCGTAAAGCTAAAGAGGTAATAGAGAATGCTCAAAAAGTTCAAGAGGAGTTAGAGAATAAGGCAGAAGAATTGGAAAAAGCGGAGGAAGAGGTAGTAAAGATTATTCCTACTCAATGGTAATTATTTTGTTATTCTCTGGAATTCATGTATAATTAAGATGTTAAGGTTTGGGAACATCAATCAATAAAATATGGAGGGTATTATGAGAGTGATGGAATATGGTAATGAACGGGAGAAGGTAGCGGGGGTTAAGGCATTGATAAAGTCAGCGGGGAATCAGATTTTTTCTGTACATTTTATCGCCAGAGGTACAGGGAAGAAACGGAAGATGAGTTGTCGGTTACAGGTAAGAAAGCCGCAATATGTTCATGCTCCTACTTTAAAAAATTCTCTTTACAAGAAAGATGTTGATTTATCGAAAGATCTTTTGACAGTTTACGATACCAATTGTTTACGATATGATGACAAGGATAGACTAAACGGGAGAGGTAGCTATAAATCTATTCCCTTAAATTCTGTGACTCGAATTGCAGTGGGAGGAGAGATTTACAGAATAGTTGGATAATGTTTGTTTAGATATGGAGAAAGGTTCGGGGCCATGGGGTTTCGGACCTTTTTTTTTGTCAAGGATTTTCACCATATATTTTAGCGTGGAAAATTGCATTGTCTTTAGCGTGTAAAATTCATATAATTCTGGCGTGGAAACAATTGATTTTCCCATATATTTCTGGCGTGGGATTATTTTAGGCATATTTCTAGCGTGGGATTTATTTTGGCGTGGAAAAATTATTAGAACACATTAAGCTTGACAATAACAAAGGTGTAGGGTACAATGAGGCCATCAAAATTTGAGAAAGGAATCTTTTTTGAAAGATTCCGCTGAAAGGGATTTATGGGCATATATCTTTCGGTAGATTTAGATTATTGGAAGACAGGGAGACATCCGGAATATTTCTTAAAACGGTTAATCGCCCTACATAAGCCGATGTTGATCAAACAAGATCATCATGAATTACTTCGGCATATGAATTCTTTTTCTTATGATTGTCTGATGAACATAGATTGGCATTCCGATTTATGCGAAAATGTTCCTAATATACCTTCTTTAGAGTGCGGTACGTGGGGGAATCATATAAGGGAAAGGAATCGGAAACATTTTCTTTGGGTTTATCCTGCTTCTAGTTGTGTTGAGGGGCCGGACAACAGTAGTTCATCGGGATATTGTAATATGTATGCCAAGTTGAATCCATTTTTAGTACGAAAGCCTCATAGTATTTGTGGATGGGAGAAGGTTTCAAAAAGGAAGAAATTTATAACAGAGGAAGAGCTTTCGCAGGTTATAGCGATTGGGATATGTTTAAGTCCTGATTTTACTTCTTGTTACGTATTGGAAAGGACAGAGCGACATCTTAAGGAATTGGGATTAAAAGTTGCTTGACATTTCCTTGGAGTTGTGGTAGGATGCATTTCAACAATTGAATAAGAAAACATTTTCTTATTCAAGCAATAGGAGACAGATGAAATTGCAATGCGTAAAAGCAGGTCGGTTGGAAGTCATAACGGGGATAGCTAGGAGTGCGGAAGCGATTATTGGGGATACTCTTTCCGTTGAATGTGAAGATCAATCTCGTTATTATGGGAAACTTCATATTGGGGGTGATTTCATGGTATTAGCTCCCGGTTTAAGTGGGCATAAAGTTGATAAGACGCCTATTGATCCTTCTACCGTAGAATTTGCTGTAACCAAGGAATATGTTCAAGAAGGGGAAAAACCGATTGTTAATTTGACAGATTTTTGGGCAGAGTGGGTTAAGGTATTGGAATGAGGGGAAAAATGAAAATACATGTACGTCATTGGGTTTACTGTAAATTTGGGGTTGCCTTAAGTCCTTATGCTCAATATGAAGCAGAGCGGCTAACCAATGGGCGATTTTTGGTAGCGATTGACGAAACTCTTTTTGTGATGGTACGGGGAAATAATGTAGAGGTGGTAGGATGAAAGAACAGAAACCAAGGGCCAATGAAACCATTGCTCAGAAAATCGTTAAGTATCTTTCTTCTGAACTGATACAGGAATGGAAAGGCGTTGATGATGATGTTCGGGAGAGTACAGAGGAAGAGTGGATGATAAAGGTTGAGCAGATCATTAATAGTTTTTGAAAATAATAATTGACATTTCCTTGGAGTTGTGGTAGGATGGTTTTTAACAATGAGAGCAAATGTGGTCAATAAAGAAATGGGGTAATGTAATGAAAAAGACAGACAAGCAAGTAATAGTTCAGCCCAAGCGCATTATAACTTCTGCCAAGTTTGGAGTTTCAATTCTTCCTGCCTATCAATATGTAGCCACTCTGAGTAACGGGCGATATTTGGTAGATGCCAATTCCATTGTTCGTTTAATGGTGGATAAGAAAGACGTTAAGGTAATTCCCGCAGTTGATAAATCCCCAAATGAACAAGAGCTTTTGGAAGAAGCTAAGGATGACGCAACGGAAGCCATTCTCGAAAAGGCCAAGGAGGAAGCGGATAGTTATGTCAGTCTTTTTTCTTCTGACGACATTCTTTATTTGCGGGACGAAATGAATACAGCATGGAGAGCCGTTGAGAGTGTTGAAGCGGCCAAAAACATTCGGGCTGTTCAATCCGCTCTAGCAAGATACATTGGATGTAATGAGGCGAAAAAGGTTATCAAAATTTAAGGATGATCATGAGATATTTTTTACTGACCATAAAGATTCGAGTGGGAGAATACGAATTTGATAGTATGTCTCTTCAACGAACAAGAAGCAAAATATATGATGCGGATGCCTATGTCCGTAATTTCTATGGGACTTGCGATGAGAGATCGAGTGGAGATGAAGCAGGAACTTATTATTTCCATGACGGATGTTTGGCTTGTTGGGTAAGTGGATTGACAGAGGTTACGAAGTCAGAATATGAGGTTCTGAAAAAGTTTCTTTAAGTCAAAATTGTTCTTGACTTTTTTTCAGAATGTGCTATGATGACACGCATAAGACTGAGGGAAGGTGATAGGGATGGTAAGTTGGTAGGTGAAGAAAGTTGAAAATAGTTCTTGACTTTCTTACACGTTCTGTTATGATGGTGCGTAAAGATGGTAATGGTACTTGAACGGATGTTTAGGTATCAAGAAGTAAGAAACAAAAACGCAGTAAAGAAAGGTAGGGTAAGAGTATGAAGTATGTTTACAATCGTGGTATGTATCAGGCGGTGGAGAAGTACGTTCGGCAGACCATGAAGGGGATCGTGACCCGTAGTGGTATTGTCAAGTTCATCATGGAGAAGGGGAAGAAGCTGGGAGCGGCTACGGCAACGGCTTCGGTTTTCCTTTCTCCCCGTAAGGCCACTACTCGGAAGGGTTGTGACTGTCGGGGCAACTTCTCGTCTCAGGGGCATAAGTATTTCATGCAGCCCTTGAACAAGGTTGCAGGGCAGGAGCGGAAGTTCAAGTTCTCGCTTCGGGCTAAGGAGTTGGCTCGGCATATTCGGCCCGTTACGAAGTCGGTCAAGGCGGTTACGAAGAAAGCGAAGACTGCCAAGCGGGTGAAGACGCCGAAGGCACCGAAGATCGAGACTCCTGTTACGGCGGCTGTTGTTACGGCGTAGTCGAACATGGGATGAAAAGAGAAAGGGGGAGGGACTGATAAACTCCCCCTTTTTGTTAAAGGATCACCATGATTACCATGAAAAGATGGGTTGAGAGAAATGGGACAAGGGTAGAGTTCGGGAATATAGCGGGTGGTTTTTGTGGTAAGCCTTACGTTTATGAATTTCCTGATGAGAAGCTAGCGAAAAGATTTGCTGCTTTTGCTAAGAAGATAGACAAAGACAAGATGCCTGTTGCGATTCCAGAAGATCATTGGGCCAGAAAATATTTCAAGGGACATGCGTAAATACCTTGACAAATATTTTTATTTATGATAGGATGATTTCAAACAATAGGAGATCCAATGATTACCGATGAAGAGTTGTTTCCCGCTTTGAATTCCAAGTTTGAATTTATTGCGATGGACAAAAATCCTAAGTTGATGGTGGTAAGAAAACACTGGCATGAGAACGGAGAAATGTCTAGCTGTAGGGGATTGCTACGGGTTCAAGACATCGACATAGATATTCTCAAGCGGCATAAGCTCTGGGATAATCTTTCCGAAGAGGTGAGGAAAGAAATTGAAAATCTTTCGGTTGAAGAGAAAGAAGTGGTCAACAATCGTCTGGAAAAGGCAAGAGGAGCGAGAAAAAATAAATATGCCAATGTTCCTAGGGAATTGGTTTGTATTACTTGCGGAAATAAATCAGCTATTCCTCCGGGAGCCTTGGTTAAGCGGGTAGAAAAGATTGCGGAGAAGAAAGGCATACTGTTCACCATTGATGATTTTCTCAAGGTTTACCAATGTCAAGAATGTCATCCTACTAAGGGCCGACCAAGAGGCTCAGGCGTAGTTCAAGCTCCAACAGAATTGGTTTGTAAATGTGGAGCCAAGATTTCTGTCTCGCCTTCTATCTTAAACAAAAGGATCGAGAAACTAGGAATTACCTTGGAGAAATACGTTAAGGGGTATCAATGTCAGAAGTGTCATCCTACTAAGGGGCGGAAGTCAAACCCTGATAATGCTCACTTGCCCAAGGAGCTTGTTTGTAAATGTGGTAAGCAGGTAAAATCATCTCCTTCGGCAATCATAGCAGCGGCAGGCAGGAAGAAGATTACGCCTGAAGAGTATGTTAAGAAGTATCGTTGTCAAACATGTTGTCCTACAAAGGGTAGGCATAAGAAAGGGAAAGGAAAGAAGTAGTGAGTAATACCAGTAGTTCAAAGCGGCATTTCCTAGATGAAGGAAATGGTAGAAAGAAGTCTCAGCCTCGTAGGGTCATAGAGGAAGATGAAAACGATAAGTTTGATTGGCGGGAAGCTGTTCAACTTATTCAACAGGAGGAAGAAGGGAGTTTGGATGTACGCAAAACAGGAAGTAAAGGTTAGTGGATCATTCTATCTTTCTTGTAAACATTGTAATGCCCAATACGATTTAAGTAAAGCGGCAGAAATTGCAAAGAAGAGGAAGGTTCAAACGATGAGGTGTCCCCATTGCGGAAAAGAAGTTGCAAAATTAAATTGACTAGGAAAAATGTCATGAACATTTCCCTTGACATTTATTCAAGGATGTGCTAAGCTATAGGAAACATAGGAGAAGAAATGAAATGCAAATGTGGTTCGGATAGGATTCTTCATTTACAGGCCAAGTGTTCAGACATGTTTTCTATGAGCTATAACAGCCTAGATTACAGCGGGTATGTTCCATTTACATTCCCTTTTGGTGGGGACGAAGATTATGTAGAAATGGATATTTGTTTAGATTGCGGACAGATTCAGGAGTGGAAAAAGGTTAGCGAGAAAGTGGTTCTAGAAGCTTTCTCCAAGGGATAATGAAAGAAAAAACATTAGCAGACCTTAAAGATTTGATTCTGACGCTAAAGAACAAGGGGCAAGAACTGCGTGAAGCCCATTTGTTTGCGTTATGGTCAGCTAAGTTTCTACTGGTTAAGAATACCTTAATGACTCTATCCGTTGAAGAAAGGGAATGGATAGACGATCAGTTGAAAGAATGGTATGAGAAAGAGATAGAGCCTGATTTGAATGATGCTCAGAAAAAACTTTTAGAAGAACGATTTTTGTTGACATTAGGGAACGTTTAGGGTAAGATACAAGAAACATTAAGAAAGGTTGGGTAACAATATGGGTGGTAAAACGAGAACGGTTTACATGGGTGGTGAGGGTACAGTCAGGATGGCGGGGTTGAAAGGCAAGGGACTTCGGAACAAGCGGAAGTCTTATTGGGCTAGTCTCCGTAAGGCCGAATTGATGGAGAAGGAACGGCGGGAGAAGCGTCGGGAACGGGCAGAGCAGTTTGATTATGCTCCTGCTTACGATTATTGATTGTAAAAAGGCGCAGGGGGTAGTTGGGTAATTGCTTATGTTCTCACCCAAGGAACGTTAGCAAGGTCTACCCTCTGCGCAAATACAATAATCCTTGATTTTTTTTTCAATTCCATTACAATAGGGATGTTAGGAAAGGCTAAGCGGCTAGACCCTAATTCTTTGAGGAAGGATCTTTTCCTTTACCTTGTTGTTTCACAAAACATACGCAACAAGGTAGGTTCTATATAGACCTTGACATTTCTTCCCCTTTATGATAGGCTCTTATCAACATGAAAAAGAAATCCAAAAAGAAATCCTTAACGCCTGATGATATTGAAGAATGTGGTTGTTGTGGCTGTTATCATCCTCCTAATTATTTCGGGGATTGTCGAGATGATGCTTACCGTTTTGCTACTCCTGAAGCGGTCATTAAGTACATGGGTGTCATTAGGTACAGGAAATATCTTGATCGCAAAAACAAGCGTCTAAGAGAAATAAACATTCCGCTAAAATAAAGGAGTAGTTATGAATGATTGGTTGAAAAAGTATCTCAAGCCATTAGTCGGTAGGAAGATTACAAAGGTTGCTGTAAGTGAAGATGGCTTTCCGCAGATTATTCTTGATGATGGGACTAAGTTAGAAGTTTCCCGTGATGAAGAGGGAAACGGGCCGGGATTTCTTTTCGGGCTTCCTCAAGTAAAATAACCTTGACATTTCCTAAACCTTCTGATACCTTACGCACAACAACGGAGATATAAATGCAGGAAATTCAAGTAGAAAAAATCCCTTTGTCTAGAATAGCGGCTAACGTTCCCCTTAAACGTTTTGCCAATGTAATGATCGAAGGGGGAAAGATTAGAGATTTTTGCAAGCTCTATTCTTTACTGGGTTCTGGCAACTATAAACTTCCTACTTCAACAGCTATCTATAACCTTTCTAGTGCTCATTCCTGTCCTTCATTTAAGTTGGGATTTTGTCAGGCTATTTTGAAAAAGGGGAAGAAAGCGGGGACGCACGTTTGTTATGCGAAACGTTCTGAAAATTCTTCTCGTCCTTTTGTTCAACCTTATCGGGATGCTCAAAAAAAGTATTGGGAAACCATAACGGCAGAAGAATTTGTTACGCAATTTCTTTTGATAAATTCAACAAGAAACAATCCATGGACTTCTTTGCGGTTCAATGAAAGCGGAGATTTTCATAATCAGAACGACTTAGATAAGGTTGAAAAAGTTGCACGGTTGTTAAATCGTTTCAATGTAAAAACCTACTGTTATTCTGCTAGGAAAGATTTGAATTTCAAAAATGTTCGCCACTTAATTGTTTCTGGTTCGGGTTTTCAGAAAGAGGGTATTCCTAACATTTTCCTGATGATTGAGGATAAGAAGGATAGGCCAAAAGGATACGGGGTTTGCAAAGGGGACTGTAGGGTATGTAATCGTTGTCAAGTAAGGGGAAGCAAAATGGTTATACTTCGACATTGACATTAAATTTTAGAAGTAATTTCTCTTGATATTGTCTCTTCTTCGTTTCGCTTATTTTTTGTTTTTGCTCTTCGGACATGGGTTTGCCATAGTTGTGATTGTTACTACCGCTATGTGCCAAACGCATTTTTTCTTTTGTTTCACTAGAAAAATGTTTCCCATAATGCCAATGATGTTCTCCTGTTCTACCATAGTTGGGATTCTTACTCCCCTTATGAGCTTCAGACATTTTTGTTTTGCTCTCTTCTGAATATTTTGTTCCCAAATGAGCTAACCCTATTTTCCGTCTAGCTTCTTGGCTCATTATTTTACCCTTATTGGCTTCTGATATTTTTTTATAGATTGCCTCTTTCTCTTCTTGGGTTCTGTTTTGTATAGCTAGTTTTGTTGCGGCTTTATGTTCAGGAGTATGTTTTTTCCCTGTTCTGTCTATACTCATTTGAATTCTTTGTTTTTCGCTCATTTTTCTTCCAGTCATAGCAAGCCTTCTTTTCTCGTTTGCTTCTGGGCTTTGGTTAGGTCGGCTAGGAAGATCAAAATTGTAGCCATGATTTCTATTCATGGTGTCAAAAAGTCTAATATATTTATCTTCGATTTCTATGAGATTTGATTCGCTACATAATTCTAGGAGTTCATAAATAAAATTATTTTCTCCGTGTTTATTGTAAGAAAATTGGAGAATAGGATTTTCATGTAAATTTCTTTTAAGGAGTCTTCTATGTTGACTCCATCGCCTTTCCATATTACTTGTACTACCGATATACCTCTTATCATTGGTCAAATTTCTTATACAGTAAATTCCACATTTATTCATGCTTTTCAATCCTTTCAAGCATTTGTTTAAGGAACAGCTTGAATGCTTGGGAAACATTAATTGCCTGCTCCTGTAGCCTATCAATCATCTTTCGTTCTTCTGGAATAATCGCCATATAGAACCCGTCTCGTTTATTTTTTTGATGTGTTTTCATATATAGTTATTTCTATATTTCTTGAGAATTTCCTTCAAACAAATATCTTTTTTATTCTTGACATTTCTCATACATAATGATAGGATGCGTATATGAAAGTGAAATGGACAACTAAATTCCCGAACAAAGTAGGTAACTATTGGTTCTATGGTTATCGTTATGGGAAGATGACCAGTATTACTAAGAACAAGCCTGAATGGATGATTGTTAGGGTTTACAAGTGCGCTAATGGTCTTATTCATGCTGCTGATGGTCAATTTATGTACGAGAAAGAATTAGAAGAGGCTCATTTTGCGAAATTTGAATTGCCTGAGTTTCCTAAATTAAAGCCTTGACATTTCCTCCACGTAATGATATGATGCGTATATGAAAATGAAAAAGCGTAATGTCATAGGGGAATATAATCGTTATGGGTATACGATTATGCTTGACAATGGTTGTGTTCTTTATTTTTCAGGGAATCATCCTAACGACTCTTATCAAACCTTAATGCTGAATGATCCTCTTGCGCTATTGTTGAAAAAAATAAGGTCTATGTGTATTAAAACGGGGAAAGAGATAGCGGCAGAAAGAAAATATATTTGGGGTGGAGCCGAAAGAATTGAGGAAGGAACATGATTAAGATTAAAAAAGGTCTTCGTAGGGTTACACGTAAAGAATGGGAAAATAACCAGTGCGAAAAAAAGGTGCCCTATGACGGTTGTTCTAATCTTTACTCTTGCGACAGGCCTGCTACTTATTTCGTTGATGGTGCTTTTCGTTGCGGGTTACATGTTCCCAAGAGATTCAAAATTGCAACGAACTCTTGACATTTCTTTTGGATTGTGATAGGGTCAACAATATTAACAAGGAGAAAAAACATGAAATCAGTTAAGACAGTCAATGTAGTTGAGATGGCAGACGGTAAGGTTCTGGGTACTACTTCTTTCCCGAATACCAAGAAAGGGAAAGAGATAGCGGAAATTCATTGGTACGCTGTAATTCTGGAGAATGAGCCAGATATGCCTGCCAAAGAAGTTAGGGAGCATATTACGGGGAAACTATTTGAAGCTAACGGTTATTCGGCACAAATCATTGAGGGTAAATGACCAAGCGACAAAAAGCTAGACAAAAAAGTTTGCTTCCATTGGGCATTCCGAAATACGTGAGATGCTATGATAACGGGGGGATAGATGCTGTTAATGGAAGTTCTGACAGATATACTGTTGTTTTTTCGGGGAATTTTAATAACTGTCACCAAGCTAGTCAGTTTACCTATCACCCCTATCTTGCCATGTCAGGTTCGCCTTTTCATCCACAGGGCATAGGATTACATGGGGAGCACAACAGGATTATAGATACGATAGGCAAGAATGGGAAGTATTGTTGGCCTCCTGCTATCGGAAGAAAAAATCATTTAGGAACAAGAATTTCTTTCTCTTCTCTTCCACCTGATTGTCGGAAATTGGTTTTGCGAGATTACAAAGAGCTATGGGATTTAGCTTGACATTTCCTCTACGTAATGATATGATGCGCATAACAATAAGGAGAAAAAATGAAAGAAGCAGATTTAATTGTGGGTAGTCATTACATACTTACGGAAGAGGCTACGGTAGCAGGCCATGATGATGAATGTGGCGTGACATTTCCTAAAGATACCATTTTTACGTTTAATGGGCAAAGGGATGACTACAATCATTTTACCGCTCATGGACTTAGTATCTATTTCTGGACAAGTGGTGGTTCTGAATTTTTCAACGTATTAGAGCCTGTAAGATAATCCTTGACATTCCCTGATACTTGTGGTAATCTGCGCAACAATAAGGAGAAAAACATGCTATTGATTAACGCAGAAACCATGTTGAAGTTGGCTAAGAAAGCAATTCGTGATGCTCCCAATAAGGACTGGAAAAATCGGGGTTGTATTCTTGTAGGGGATTCTCATTCTGTTGATGTCAAGACTTACGATCATAAGCAGTTAGGTGTTGCTACCGTTGCTTACTTCAAGTTTGAAAAGCCTCTTCGAGACAAATTTGAACCTAAAGGAATAAGTCCTTTCGTTGGATTTACTTTGGCGGCAATGGATGTTAAGGGTAAGTTGATTTACCAAGCCAATTGTGTTATTGGTAAAATCAGTGATAAAAATTACCATGATAATTATTTAGCTAATCGTTTTTGTCCGCAATGTCAAGCTCTAGATTCCATTACCCGTAAGAGCAAAATGATGGGGCCTGAATGCGCTCTCATTACTTACAAATGCAATCAATGTTCTTATCGAGATGAAGATGTAATGGACTAGGAGGAAACATGAAATTGGTTACAATGATGGCAAAGGCATGTCATTATGCGCAGGAACATATTGATGATGGTGATGCATGGCCGAATAGTAAGACGGATCGAGCCGACTATTTAACTTGCGTCAGTTATCAAATGGCTTGCTTTCTTTCTCAGAATACAAAACAAGGGCATAAGGGGGTTGATGCCGATGTTGTTCTTGATCCTCTTATAAGGAATGTGAAATCAGAAACAGAATGGAAAAAGATTCTTGAAAAGATTGCTAAAGAGCTGGGTGGATGGAAAAGAGAAAAAAAGACTTGACATTTACCATCATTTCTGTTATGATGTGCGTAACAATAAGAGACGAAAGGGAGTTCAGTCCTAAGTAGTTGAGGCTAACCACTCCCGCTGAACCGGGTCGGCTAAGTAGGTGGGAAGCAACTTTCGTAGGGTTCGGGCTTGACCAAAGTTCCCTCTGAGTAAAAAGGGCGAATTCTACGAGAGATGACATTTCTGGGATAAAGGAGTAATATGGAACTGGGAAGCAAAGTAACTTTAACTAATGGCGGGAAGAATTACAGAAATTCGTATTCCCTAAATATGTCTGACGTGGAATATAACAAAGTTATTCAAGGGAAACCTATTCGACATCTTACGGCTTCTCGTCTTATGTCAGGCGTATGGACAGTTACTTTTAAGAAAAACACCAAAAAGAGACATAAGGAGCTTTATGGATAAGGGTGGCAAAGAAGCGGCTCGAAAAGCATACGCCAAAGAACAGGAAACCAAGCGGGTCGTTCAGGAAGTTCTTGATGCTACTAGGGTTCATCATGGAATTGTGCAGAGCAGTTTAGATACTGGCATAAAAAATTCCCATGGACGTTGTTTCTGATATGGAAGAGGGTATGCGCATTTCCATGACTAAACTCGAATATCTATTGAAAGGCTAAATGAAGAAAAATATTCTTGATGTATTTGAAAAGACCGGCGACATTCCTGCATGGAAACCTATCGTAGGAGCTTGCGTTGAAGTCTTTGAGGATGTACTAACCCAACACAAGCATGAGGGAATTGCCAAAGTAATCAAGATTCATAGCAAAAGGGATGGAATCTTGGATTGCGATGTTCAATTTAAGGGGGAAAAAGATATTGTTCGCAGGCAGATCAAATATCTTCCTTGACATTTCTCATTCTTTGTGATAGGATGACGTTATGAAAATCAAATTCCTAGAAGACTGTTCCATGGAAGTTGTTGCAAACTTCGATGAGATTAGAGATGTCATTGTGGAAAGATCGGATGAAACTTTCTATAAGGGGGACATTGTTGAAGGGGATATATTCAATGACGAAGGGGAATATGTCAACTTTCAATTTGGTAATGGCTCTTGCGTTTTCGGATTGAAGAAAAACCTCTTTGAAATTGTAGAGAAATAACATGACTGAACTATTGCCACTTCTAATCATTTGGGCAGTTGTCATCCTAGGTATTATTTTCGGGAGTACTTCTATTCGCACTTTGGCTTGGGGATTTGCGGGAGGTATGATTTGGGAACATTTTCAGGATGGAGGATTCCTTATTGTATTTATTTTTGCGATTATGGTAATGATAATTCAATACGGGAATGAAATGGGTGTACCTAGTCCTTGGTTGACAAAGTTTACTGTTGGTTGGGCTATTGTATTTATTGGCGGAATATTGATTTCATGGGAAGAGGGTTGCACCAAGAAATCAGAAAGACTAGCAGAAGATAAGGAACTCGCCGCAGAATATCAGAAGGCATATCAAGCAGGCGATACCAATGAGATGCAGAATGTTCGGGAAAAGCAAGCTACAGTAATTCGTTGTCGAGAAGAAAAGGATAAATAATACTTGACTTTACCCACTGAATGATGTATAGTATGCGTAAACAATAGGAGAAGAATGAAAAGACTTCAAAGTTTAGAAAACAGTCAAGTTCAGTTGGAAGTGGTAGAATGCAATTGCGGATACCACATGGGGATTGATGTAACCTATCTTGATCAGGTAGGGGATTTCAAGATTGCTTGTCCTGCTTGTGGGGACATAATTGATACGGCTGTTGTTATACCAGAATAGGAGAAATAATGAAAGCAATTTGTCCCAAAAACAGGAAGCATAAGAGGTTCATTACTGTTGCCCATATCATGCAAGAATGGGTTGTTGATGAACACGGCGAATTTATTAGGATTACGAAGGGTGGGGAATGTTTGGAAGTAACTCATAAGCCAACCATGGGGAACATTTGGACTTGTGCTACTTGCGGAACCGAAGCAGAAACAGAGTTTGAAGAGGATTGATGCTTACCAAAACAGAACCTTCCGAAATGAAACAAGCTTCCCTAGGATGGCTTTTGGGCCGCTGTTTGATTTTCTGTTTCAAGGTGATTAAGGTATTGGGTAATTCTCCTGAGCATAAGGATTTGGTTAATGAAGCTAGGGGATTGCTTCAGAGATGGAAAGTTGAAAAGAAAATCAAGGGGGCTTAGACTACACGGCGCAGAGGAATTTATTCCCTGTATGACGTAGATCAACCCCCATTTATTTATTGGATAATCTGGCGTGGAAAACTTTAACATAGATAGTCCTGTTTTAGCAAGCCTGAACAAAACAGATCGAGCTTTTCTGGATACCAGCGATTCTGAGATCCGCAAGGAAATTGCTTGGTATTTAGAAAGGGTAGAGTATTATCATCATCATGTAGAAACTCCCGGCCCTTGTTTCGATTTTGGGCTTTATGAAGAAATTCCGGATGAGCAGACCAAGTTTCTTTATACGTTTTGGTTTGAGGCAATGATTTGGTATATCCGGACACAACTAAAGATAGCCGAAGAAAAACAAAATAAAGCCTTGACATTACCCCCAAAATAAGTTATGATATGCGTATGAAAAGTAAGGAGATAAATGATCATATCGGCCAATGAGAAATTCCTAAAGGGTATTGTCTTAACTGACGAAGAACTTAAGGAGCTTCTGAATTTTTACGAAGAGCTACTTAATGTTGCAAGCTGCCTTGATCCGGCTTTCTCTCTTTTTGAAAAGGAATTGCTGCGAAGACATAATGTGTTAGAAAGTTTCAAAATTGCGAGAGGTGACGAATGATCACAAAAATGCTAGTTACGCAAGATGGCAGAACAACCATACTCTTTGTCATTAACCCACAACATATCCCTCGCATTGGAGAAAGGATTATTGGTCAAACTACTGACGTATCTTACAGAGTTGAATCGGTACTTTATGACTATTCTCTTAATTCTCTTACTAATGAAACAACCATTACTGTCTTTGTAACAACCCCATAAAGAAAAATATGAATGGACATAAAACCAAAATCTGTCTATGGCTAATGGCGTTTGTTGCTATTTCTGCGGGATGCTATAATCAACCTGAAAAAATAGAAACAATACGACTTTCTTTTACTAACGATGTAGCCTTTGTTAAATCAACTTCATTGACCCAAATGTTTATTGTAAAGTGTTCTGACGGAAGCATTTGGGAAGTGCAGGTAAATGATGGTGGTATTATCACTTACAAGAACTGTTTATTTGATTCAACGATTCCGCCGAAGCAGCCGATTTTGGAGAAGCCATGAGCACTATTGAACATATTATCAGACAGTTATGGAGATGGATTGCTCTAGAGTATGATGGCTCTCCCGAAAACCAAAAAGAAGTTGACTCGAAAAATTTTGGTTATGGACTTACCTATAAGGATATTCGTCTGGCAAAAGAGATGCTTGATAGCCTCTGAAACAATCAATAGGTCAAATGGCAGAAGGGTTAATGCGCTTGACTCTAAATCAAGTTTGTGTGGGTTCGAGTCCCGCTTTGACCACCAATAAATAATGCTTGACTTTACCCACGGAATGCGATAAGGTGTACGCATGAGCTATGTTCTTAAAAACCCTCGAAGTTATGTTAAAAGCGCAAGTATTCATTACGAAAAATTGTTTGATAAATGGGTCTTAAGTGTTGAAACAAGAAACGCTGGTAAGGTTGACTATTCCAATTCTTTAACTTCTGCCAAAAGGCTATTTTCAACACATATTCTTGAACCTAAATACTGGGGCAAGAATATATGGGAAAGAAAAAAATAATGCTTGACTTTACCCACGGAATGATGTATAGTATGCGCAAATAAGGAGAAGAAAATGGCAATCATAAAAATCAAATTGACTGAGCAAGAATGGCGATGGCTTTGTAAGGATATTAAGGAATGGTATCAGATTTCCCTTACCCCTCGTCAAATGAAGAAAGTCCTAGCACCAAATAAAAGTCTTATGCTCGAAGTTGCAGAAAGTATTGATGCATATGGATGCGATACTGTAACCAGAGAGCAAGTTGTTGAAACTATTTCTGTAAAGTTGACAGGCACCAAATGGCCGACTTATGGGGAATATCATCAGATGGGAAAAACGAAAGCCAAGAAATTCTATGCCAAGCTCATTCGGGAAGCAAGAAAGTTGGGCTATGAAACCTTGGATAGTCCCGAAGCCTATATGAGCTAAATGAAACAGAAAATAACAGCCACCACGTTCCAACTTACTCATACACGTAATGCGCCTGTTAAATGCACATTTGATGTAGGAGACAAAGTTATCTCCCCTCTTGGAATTGGAACCCTGATTGAATTGAATAAGGAAACAGGAGATTGCATCGTTGAATTGGAGGAATGATATGAAAAAGGAACAGAATGTAATGGAACGGAACGAAAAAGGCGAAGTAAGAGAAAATGGGAAATTGGTTTGTACTATTCCTTTGGGTACGTCCATGCTTGCTGTCTTGGGAGTAAACGGAAATCCACCCACAGGAGCTTGCATATTTGGGGAAGATTATTGGATGTATGTAGATGGCAAGAAAATAAGAAAATGGTTCCAGAATTCTTACTCGGAAAACCATGGGATTTCTGTAAAAATTTGGCCACCTATTCTTAAAGACATTCCTAAACTTGAAGCTCGTTGTCAAAAAATAGCTCACCGCTATCATCTCGAATTCAATACTATCTGGACGCCTGCTTTCAATGCAGTAGTTAAAGTAAAGCAAGCTCATGCTAAAATTACCCATCAGTATACAGGAAAATATCCTCCCTACTGGCTTTATCATGCTTCGGATTTGAGAGATGGGAAACATGGCATTGGTTTTGATTGGCTTGAAAAAACACCTAAAAAATTCCTGAATCTTGAAATCGGGAATGCTTGGTATCAGGCTGAATATAGATTGGGAACAATGGCTACCCGATGGCACATGTTTACTACAGTCTTGTCTAATGCGATCCATGACTATCTTTGGATAAACCATAGACCTACTGCGGACAATGTAACTATGCGGCTCATAATCAATGGTAGGGATTATTGGTATCGAACAGCCTATGATACTAATGTTATTGTTTGGAAAGAATTAGTTTGGCCGGAAGACAAAGTAATAACCGTTTGTCTGTAATTTCCCTTGACATTTTTCCCAAGCAATGTTATCGTGGCTTCATGAAAAAAATAATTTCTTTTCCAGAACAACTGACTGCCGAAGAACTAATTGATAAGATTCTAGCGTGGAAACTTCGGGATGCCAATGGGTTACTGGAATATCAGGATGCTAAAGAGCTTGCCGGACATGCTAAAACTTGGAAGCTGCAAAAGGTTTCCTTGAAGGCTATTGGAGTAAGAACCATAGCTGATCCAAAATTTCCTAACCGCTCTAAAAAATATCCTGTCATTCTCCTTACCGATTCAAAAGATGCAGAAACTTGGTATGAAATTCTGGATGGGATACATAGGCTTTCAATGGCTAATGCTAATGGGGACGAAGACATTCTGGCTTATGTTGGGGATATTGCCGATTTCTATTGACATTGGAATGGGATTATGGTAGTCTGCGCAAAACATAAGGAGGGATAATGATTCTAGCGTGTATATTTTGCGGGGGTATCATCGAAACAACCCTTGTCTTTATGGGCTTCGGGCTTGTCTATGGATGGTTCAAAAATCGTCATAAGAAGAAATGCGATTGTTGTAAAGAACATGGAGAAAAAGATGAGACCAACAAAGATCACAGTTAGTACGGAATCTTCAGGCCGGGGATGTATTTTAGCAAACGGGGCGGATACTTCCCTCCTCAAGATGGCAAGACATGATGGAAAACATTTGCCGCTCTTGTTACAAGTCGAGTTCCTTCAAGTTCTTAGCGAGTATCGGGACTTTGAGCAATGCAAAAAGGGTACTCGTTTTGATAAATATCTTTTCAAAAAATCTTCTTGACATTTCTCACTCATTATGATACCCTCTGTTCAAACAATGGAATAAGAAAACATTTCTTTATTCGATTTCTTTATTCGAGCAATGGAGGAAGTAATGAACTATTCAAGCGTTCTTAAAGAGTTGACCGATTGTACGAAAACATGGATTGACTTGGCTTCAGAAATTTATGGGCGTAAGTTTGTCATGCCTAGTGTTTCTATTGCTTTGTCAGGAGCCGTTGCGGGAAGAGCTTGCTACTCAAGATGGATGCTCAAATTTAATCCCGATATTTATTCCCGACATCAGGACGATTTTTCTAATCGAACCGTTCCCCATGAAATAGCCCACCTGATTGCTTATGTTCTTAATGCGGGGAAACGTCCTAAGCCCCATGGATTTGAGTGGCAACAGGTTATGATAAAGTTGGGAGTAAAAGACGCTACTCGTTGCCATCATTACAATATTGAAGGGTTGGCGAGACGTAGGGAACGGCCTTATATTTATTCTTGTAGTTGTGCGGTACATAGGTTGACGAGTATTCTGCATAAACGTATTCAACAAGGGCAAACAAGAACATGTAATCGTTGCCGTATGCGGGTTGTTTTTGTTAGAGAAGCAGCCGCATAATTTTTGTGATTGTTCTTGCTTTTCCCGATTCTTTCTGCTATGCTATTCTTTAACAATTAAACAATGGAGGAACAATGGGTGGACAACGGATCAATAAGGACAAGTTGCGTAAGGATATTCTCGTTCAGAATCAACCCTTTACGCCTGAAAACATTTCATTGGTTGCACAGGTTAGTCCCTCTGCTGCCTATCTTATGATTCGAGAAATGGTGGGGGAAGGACAACTCCGCATAGATCATAAGGACGGCGGGAGAATCTTCTATGCTACCCTATCAACTCAGGGGAAAATTCAACTTAGTTCGGGAACCAATATGTCTTCCCTTTCTCCCTTGGAACGTTTTGAATATGTCAGGCATTTGGTGGATATGGTTCAAGCGGGTATTTCTCCTTCCCTTCTGATTACAGGGATTGCGGGAATAGGGAAAACGTTTTTAGTCAAAGAACGTTTTGAGATTAACGGCAAGAAGGAGGGGATGGATTACAATTTCGTTCAGGGGCATAGTTCTCCCATGGGTCTGTATAAGTTCTTGCATGACCATAGGGATCAAACGACAGTCTTTGATGATTGCGATAGCGTATTTGGTGAGCAAACTTCTATCAACATTTTGAAGTCGGCTCTTGATTCTTACGATGTTCGCAAAGTCTGTTGGCTCTCTACGAAAATGCCCGAAGACGTTGAACCCGAATTTGAATTTACGGGACAGATCATTTTCATTTCCAACATAAATTCTGATCGGATTGATGAAGCGGTGCAAAGCAGAACGATGGTAATTGATTTGCAATTATCTCGTAAGGAAATCTGCGAGCATCTTTGGAATCTTATCGAAGAGATTGAACCTAAGATGAAGGTCGGGGAAAAGAAAGAAGTCTTGACGTATCTTGGGGAACGTTGCGAAACTTTTGGACAGTTCAACATTCGGACATTCATTAAGGCTTGTCGAATTCGCAGGGTAGCCGATTTGAAGAAAACGGATTGGAAGAAAATGATTATGGTATTGAATTAAGAATGCCCCCATAGCTCAGTTGGCAGAGCAATACACTTTTAATGTATGGGTCATCGGTTCGAGTCCGATTGGGGGTACTTTCTTCTTGACATTATCGTAAAGTTGTGGTAAACTCTTCGCATAAACAATGGAGAAGAAAATGCATAAATTGAGTGCCTTACTTCGGGAACAGTTGGATGATAAGAATGGGAAAATTCCTCCTATCCCTGTTCAAGTTGAAATCAATGGAGACCGTAGCATCCTTATCAAAGCTAAAGGATATGGGGATTACTATTCAAGTGACGGTAATGGTTGCCCTATCCTGATTGAGCAGGTCAATGGAAAGTTACGGGTTATCATTTGGACAGATATTAACGAACAAGACCCGACGCATATCATAGACCTTAGCGGAGCCTTGGAAAGCAAACGGGAAAAGGACGATACGTTTGGTTGCTCAGAATGTAAGAAGACTTTTGATGTTGAGGATTCCGTTAAGAAAGGCAAGAAGGAAAAAATGTATTGTCCCGAATGCGCAGAGAAAATTCCCCAAGGCGCAACTCCTGATGATTGCCCGACCTGCCCGATACTAGGAACCGCTGCTTGCAATTCATGTCCTGAAAATCCAAGAGAATATTCTTGACATTTCCAAAGTTTTGTGGTAAGCTCTTATTCAAACAATAGGAGAAATATGGATAAGATTGTCAAATTCATGCAATGGGATTGTAAAGTTCTCAAGCGCAAATATACCAATAACGACAGAGTTGCCCTTGAGTTATCCGATGCAACAGACGGAGAAACGATTGCAATAGCGACAATCAATGTTCCCGAAGTTGCTCTTGCGCCTGATGAAGTCATAATCAAAGACTATTCAGAAAATGCGGGGATGCTTGATTGTTTGCTCAAAGCGGGGATCGTAGAGAAATCGGGCCGAACCGTTAAGCATGGTTATACAGAAAGTCCGATTTGTATTCTCTGCATATAAAGGAGAACATGAACGAGCTAAGAATACAAGCTAGGGATGCGCTTAACTCCCTTTTCGATGCCCTTAATAAAATGGGTGGGGATTTTGAAATAAACGAAGCTCTCAAAGAAGTTTTAGCCAAGCAACATCGAACCCTTCAACAGAACTTCATGCGGCGAATTATTGTTCCTTCCATTCAGATTTTTGCGCAAAAGCAGGCCGATGGTTATTATGATCTTCGTAATGAGGCCTCTTGTAAATTGGCTGCAGAACTTCTACCGATTACCAAGAAAGCAATATTACCTTTCATTTAGTCTTGACATTTATTGGGAGTTGTGGTAAGCTCTTTTCTAACAATAAGGAGAAATATGAAATTTAAATTTGAATGTCCTGTTTGTCATGCTACGTTGGTTCATAAGCGAATTGAAGATGGATTTGAGTCCCATCGTATCAGCAGAAATGGAAGAGTGACTTGTATCGGTTCTAAATCCAATGGCGGCGATGAAGTCAACTGCTCCAAGAATGCTCAACATATCATTCCTACCGAGATGATACGGGAAGTTATAGATTTGGTCTCTATGGAAGGCTAAAGGAGAAAATGAAAATTACTCTTGTTATCCGAATTGCTAAAGGTAACGAATATGACATTTGTAGCGAAAATGGTCTTATGGCGGGGACAGTTGTAAAGGGAATAGATAGCGTTTGGTTTGTTCCCGACTATACAGACCGTAACGATTACGATGCCGACCAACTTATCGCAATCGCTCAGGCTATGAAAAAATTGGCTAAGAAATAGCTTGACATTCATCCACCTTTCTGTTAAGCTCTTCGCATAAACAATTAAGGAGATTATGGAAAAGATTACAAGCCCGAAGCAAATCAAGTCAGAAGGAACTCAGATTTTCAATGTCCCGAATACTCCCGAAGGCGTTGCATTTGTTCAGCAAGCCTCTAAGTATCTCAATCGTAGTTGTTTTGAGAGACTTGGTAAGAAGGGTAGGGGGCCAAATCGTCCTAAGACAATGGGCGGCGATTTGAGTGTTAAGGATGCCGTATGGTTCGCTATCTATGCCTATAAAACTCATGCTCAATATCATAAAGAAAGCGAAGCAAGGATGAAGGATATATTCCTTTGGACTGCCGCTGAAGCAAAAAAGGTTCGTAATACCATAGCCCTAGAACAACTTAGCGGGAAAGCAATTCTCCCTGAAACGATTGAGATTATTCGCCAACAGATTAGGGATGCAGAAATGCCGAAGATTAAAGCGCAAACGATGGCAGAATGTAAGGCAAAGATAACGGCTGAACTCGAAAAACTTTGGGAAATATGAATAACTTTATCATCATTCGCAGGAGGGTTGTTACTCAAGTCGCTACTGAACAATATCAGGCAGAGACCAAAGCAGAAGCCCTTGCGCAAGCCAATAAGGATCAAGCAAGTGGTCTAGCCTATGCTGATATAACAACCCAAGCAAATGAATGGTTTGACCTTGATGATGTTATTGAGTATCCTGTTCTTGGTGAGGAAGCCATACTTGCATCTACTGAGGTTTGAATGACAACCAAAGAAAAAGTTATCGTTAGGATATTTCAAGAATACCGTAAGCGTTTTTCTACCACCAATTCTGATTCTGAATTGGCAAAAGAAATCGCCAAGGTTGATTGTTTCGATCTCATGCAAGAAGACCTCATGGAACTCTGCGAAGATAATGACGAGATGAGACAACAGATTAAAAAGTTTTTTGAAGATAATGAGTCTTGACATTTCTTTGGGATTATGATAAGCTCTCCGAAAATGAAAACGAAAGTAATTCATGGCAATAGAAAATGTCCCTTTCAATATTGGATGAGGGGGCATGGCGGCAGTCCCATTCATACGAGAGACCCCAAGAAAGTTACTTGTAAGTGGTGCAAAAGACATTTGAAGCATAAGGAGAAACATGGATTGGAAAAATAATTTTGGAACAACGACCTTTGAGGGTTTTATGAAACGTTTCTTTGGCGAAACTTTCCTTCATAGGGCTTTCATTTCTATTCATTATTTCAACCGTAGGATCGTCATTCCTATTGGTACAACCGTCAATGCAGAAATTAAGCTGATTGAGCAGGGAGTTTCGGGAACCTATGCCGCTTTTCTTGTTACCATCATTCATAAGACCAATGGAACGATTACTCGACAGACTTTCTCGTTCAAGGATTGGTTAAAACTTCCTAACGATCATACAGACAGAAATCAAGGGGAAGTTGGCATTATTGAGCATTGCGGGAAGGATTGGTATTTGGATGGGCCAACTCCTGAATCCATAACGAACCTTGTCGCTAAGATTACAGAATATATCAAACTCTATCAATAAGGCTTGACATTTTCTTGGGATTGTGGTAAGCTCTCTTCAAATAATAAAACAATAAGGAGAACATGAAGAAACTAAATACGAAAGTTGTTCGCAAGGTTGGTAAGATTCCTGTTATGTCAACGGAGTTTGTTTGTGTAACCAAGATTGTCCCGAAGAAATGGAGAGGATGGTTTTACGATGTGATTTCTACGGATGCTCCCTTTTCTTGGGGCGATAATAACCGTACCATGATAACAGCCGCACGATTTGCTGACCATTGCGAAGAATGTATTGAACCCGAAGATGGAGTGCCGACAATTAAGGAGAAAGAAAAGTTTATTGCTATGCTTCGAGACTTGGGGCAGATGTATGTTGACTTGGAGAACTAATGAAAAGAAAAAAGAGCAAGACAAAGAAGGTCAAAGAGATTGACTTTACGGTTATCAACGATTATGATGGCAATGATACCTTTACAGTCAAGGCCGCTAATTCTGAGGAAGCAACCCGTAAAGCTCTTATGGAATTAGGATGGTGGGTGGCAGATAACTAGGAGAAAAAATGGCACTTACATTTAAGCAATCTCAGGAAGTTCTTAAAATCCTTGCTTCTGTATCTACCAAGGAACATGCTGAACAAATCATTAAGCGTAATTCGGAAGCTCTGGAAAGTGGCTATTCTCAAACCCCTTGTCCACATTGCCTTTTTACAAGTAGGGCTAGATTCCATTGTAAAAATTGCCTTTGGACGTATGCCTTCAATAAGGTTTCTAAAATTTCTTTAGGAGCTTTTGAAGGTGCCCCCTGTTGCAATGTAGATTTCTTGGAAGCATTTGACGGTATCCCATCAGGTGTTAAACTTGCAGCTAGCCATTTAAATTGCAACAACTCACGTACAGTAACAAGATTGTGGCTTAGGGCGCATATCCGTTGGGCCTCAGATACAAAAAATTGGGGAACAAAAAAGGCTCCCAAAAAATATCGAAGAGAAGTCAATAAATAGTTCTTGACTTTCTTTGGTGATTATGTTAGGCTCTTCTTCAAACATAGGAGCAAAATGAAAACATTGAAAGTTACTTGGAAACAATCGCAGAAGATTCTTACACTTCTCGCTTCGATTTCTACCAAACAACATGCCCGACAAATTATCCAAAGAAATAAGGGGGCATTAACTCTTACATGCGGTTCAGCTACACATTGCCCTCATTGCTTCCATGAATATGAGTATCTTTGTGAAAATTGTCTTTGGGTTTATGCTGTTGAAAAAGTGTTGGGGAAACTTAAGGGTTCCCAAGCAACATGCCCCTGTATTCGAGTTCTGTTTGCTTCTCCAAAAGTAATACCAAATCCTAGCGTTAATGTACTTCGACATTTAATCATTGATGTGGAAAGACTGGGAAATCCTAAGAATAAACCACTCATAGATGAATGGTTCAAAGCGCATATCCGTTGGGCTTCTAAGAAAATATGGGGAACCCGAAGACCACCCGAAGGATATAGAATAAGTATTAATCGCTAAATAGTTCTTGACTTTCTAATAAAATCTGTTATGATGATCGCAACAATGTAGGAAAAACATCGGAGGACATATGGAAAAGATGCTAGTTCAACACGTAGTCAGGCCGCACGTAGTCATTACCAAGACAAGGGATGCAAAGGGTAAGCTCATTGTCAGGGAAAAGAAGCAAGTGGGGCGAATCGGAACCTTCGTCGGTATCAATATTGGTAATTTGGTTGTTAAAACAGGATGGAGCGTAGTTAAGTTCCATGCAGGCGATAGTTTCAATGCCGATGCAGGAGTTGCTTTTGCTACGGTAAAGGCTGTTCGTCAAAGCGGCTCTCCTATCAGCGAAAAGGCCGAAAATAAGTACGGCATTGCAAGAGATTATCAAATCTTCCAAAAGCGTTGTTCCAAGTTCTTCAAGGGTTCTATAGTTGAAGGCTATGACCCTGAGCTTGATTTTGTCGAAGACCATAAAGTGAACGATAAGGAAGAGGCTCTACGTAAGGCTCTTCGTGATCTTCTGCCGCCTAACTCCAAGTTTCTTGCTGATGGGCCTATTATGGGTTTTGGGGATGGCATGACAACTCCCATTAATCTTGGCAATATCCGTCAAAGCGGCGACCTTTCCGACATTATCAAAATGATTGGGAAAGTTACGGATATGATTAGCAAGGAGGCTCAAACGCCTGCTTCTGTAGCCAAATGATTCGCTCGTTCCTCCGTTGCGTGGGCGGCTAGGCGTTGTTCCCCTAGCCGCCCTTAGTTTTTCTTGACATTACCCACTGAATGTGATAGGGTATACGCATGAAAGTTATAGCACTTGATATTGACGGAGTACTCACCACTCTAGGAACAAAATGGAAAACCTTTGATCCTGATTGCGTCAAAGCCCTGAAAAGGTTGCTTGATGTTACAGGAGCTAAAATTGTCCTATCAAGTTGTTGGCGACATGGCTTTATTGATTGGAGGAAAGACGGAGGGAAAATCGTCTCCCAAAAAGATGCTATGCTCGTAATGAAAGAGCTATTTACGGAATGTGGTTTGCCTGCCGATGCTCTTATTGATAAAACCCCTTTTTGTTTAAGCGAACATCGTGGACATGAAATTACCTTATGGCTTAATAAACATTCTGACGTGGAATCTTTTGTAATTCTTGATGACGACTCAGACATTGATCCTCATGGGCATCGTCATGTTCAAACTGATTCTGAAAAAGGTATGAATGAAGCCGATGCAGATAAAGCAATTCTAATCTTGACTTCCTGAATGAATTATGGTAATGTCAACACATGAAATTATCGAAACAGAAAATCAAGCTGCACGAACAAGCCATTGACCTTCTCAAAAAGCATACCCTTAAAATGACCGAAAGGGAATTTGTCTTTGAGAACTATCAACCGTCTTATGATGAATTGGTAGGGAAGATTGCCGCCTTTTTTACCCCGATCAATATGACTTATGCTGTGGCTATGTATACTCCCGAATCAGGAACGTTGGTAGATATTGCTGCGGGTATTGGAGGACTTTCAAGAGCCGCCATAGATACAGCAACGATTCAAGGATGCGAAAGTCTCAAACTGAAAGTGGTTTGTGTCGAACGTAACCAAAGATTTCTTGAAGTTGGTAGGAAATTAGTCCCCGAAGCAACATGGGTTCAAGGAGACATTTTTGATAAGAAATTATGGGATAAGTTAGGCCAATTTGATTTTGCGGTTTCTAATCCACCTTTCGGACAAATCGGGCAGACCAAAGGAGAATGGCTTAAATATAACGGCGTGGCAGACCTGATGACATTAGGCGTGGCAATAGAAGTAGCCAATGCAGGAACCTTTATTCTTCCCCAAGGTAGTTGTCCGTTTGAATACAGCGGCAGGCAATGTTATCTTGAACGTAAATCAAAAACATTTTCTTCGTTTCTTGAAGGGTATCCCACTTGTACTCTAAGCTGTTCTTCTGTTGATACTTCTGCATTTGCGAGTGAATGGGTAGATGCTTCTCCTAAAGTTGAAATACTTTCTTTTGAAAATCCTTGACATTTCTTATTCATTGTGGTAAGGTATGCGCATGAAAACTACAGGACAGAAAGACAAGAACGGTAAAGAAATATTCTATGGCGATGTTCTACGATGCGATTTTGGTTATAGCATCATTGTCGTTGAATTAGACGGCGAACCTTTTGGAAAATTGGTATGTCCCAAAGATCATCGTTGCGCCAATATTCCTTTTGCCCTCAATCCCGAAATCAGCGAAGTAGTTAGAATCAACACAAAATTTCAACAGGAAGTAGAAACAGAAATTACTTTCTTTTTAGATGCTCTTGCTCGAATGCATGGTATTTCATTTTCAGAGCAGGAAGTAAAGTTTCTGCGTATTGCTTGGCTCGATGGTTATGATAAAGCTCTGCAAAAAGCCAAAAGGATAACATGAATCTAACCTATCGTCAATTAGCAGAAGCGATTAATGCCATGTCTCCTGAATGGAAGGATGCGAACGTAACAGTTTACAATCCTGAAATTGATGAATGCTATCCCGTTTCAAGCGTGGAAATATCGTCAAAAGATGTTGCTACGGCTCTTGATGAAGGGCATCCTGTTCTCCAACTCGCAATGATTTAGTCTTGACATTTCCTATTCATTGTGGTAATCTCTTCTTCAACAATAGGAGAAACATGAACTACACGGCTACAAAATTCAGTACGGCAGAAGACAAGGCGAAATTCGTGAAACAATTTATGGCCTTTGTCGAAAAGGGATTTCCTCAACATCTCTTTACCAAGAAGTTTTATCAACGGCTTTCCAATACGTTCGGCCATATCGCTCACTACAATCAGCTTGGCTTTTGGGAAGAATACTTTACCACCATTTCCGATAAGGTTAGGTTTCTTCAACAGACCTTGAGCTACCCTTGCTATGGCTCTCCTGAATTTACCTTTTGCGATGCTGAACAGGAAATCCAACGACTACTGAAAGCAAATAATATCCTTGGAATCATGCAGCAGGTCGAAGCACAAGATGTTCATACTAAGGAACTTGCGGAGTATCAACGGCTAAAGGAAAAATTTGGATGACCACTGAAAATCAGATTACCAAGGCTCGAAAGATAGCAGCAGAGTTAGAGACTGCTTTTCGATTATCAACAGGGCGAGCGGATATAGATGTTTCGGTTGATGATTGGAGTGACGATGCAAGTTTCCGAATCTTCATAACCTTGCCTGTCGTAAAGAAAAGCTGTTTATTCAATAGCGGTTATCTTTTCAAAGAAGGAATCAGTTTACGAAAAGCTACTTGGATAATCAAGCGTGTAATGAAACGACATACCTTGGTTTCGGCTGTTGAGTTTGTTGAAATGCCGAAGCAGAAATATGAATCTTGGAAGTTTGGGAAGATGTCATTAGGCTACGAAAATCCCTTTATCATGATGGACTTCCGAGTATTTAATTGTTGACATTACCCACTGAATGTGATAGGGTATGCGCATGAAAAGAATGGAAAGATTTGCAAGGGTATGCGCTATCATATCTGCTAAAAATTGCTATCGCTCAGGACAATCCATTAAGGAAATCGCCGCCTCAGCAAAAAAACATCCGTCCACTATTAGAAAGTGGCTTCATATAGCAGGATGGAAAATACATTGGCGATAATCCTTGACATTACCCACTGAATGTGATAGGGTATACGCATGAAAAACGAAATGGTTATTCGTTCTATTGCCAATCAGGTTAGAAAGCAATGCGAAACTTTTGCTGAATCTCCTGCCGCCAAAGAATACGATTTCCACAACCAATATGATTTGCGTTGCATGTGCGCTGTCGCTTCTCATACCCTTCTTACTGCTTTCCAAAAACAAAACATTGAATGTCAAATGGTTTCAGGAAAGTTTTATTGCAAACGCACGGGTACTCGATCAGATCATTGTTGGGTAGAAGTTGATGGGAACATTGTTGATATAACGGTTACTCAATTCGATTCTGACCTTCCTGAAGTCTTCGTCGTCCCCGAAAATCATGTAGGTTATGAAAAGGTAAAAACCATTTGTTCTTGTAAGGATATACAATGGGCTAATCAAAGTCCTGATCCCGATTTGAGCGAAAAGATTTTAGCGATAAGCCTTGACATTTCCTCCACGTAATGATATGATGCGTATAACCATTAAGGAATGAATATGAAGAAAGCAACCAATAAGCAAATCATAAACAAACTCGTCAAGGCTCTCAGGTACGCAAAAGGTTTCATTCTGCGTTTCGATGAGCAGGACGAAGGCGAGCTTGCAACGGCTAGTGATATTGATGACCTGTTGGCATGGGTAAAAAGAAACAGAAAATAGTTCTTGCTTTTTTTATGAAATGTGTTACAATGCTTTCAAACAATGGATTCGGAGGTAGCGCATGAGTCAAATTGATGTCGTAGTTGATGAAGATGGTTTTAAGATTCTCGTCAACTTTATTCGGATCGGCGTCATTTTACATAGTGCTCAATTAGCAAATCAGGAAGCAAAAAAACTCAAAGATACCCATTACCCAAAAGCAGACCTTCATCTGATAAAAGAAGCAAAACCCAAGTTGGTAGGTTAAATAATTCAAAAAAAAGGAGATGCTATGAGACATACTAGATACTAATGACGGCAATAAAGCTGTCTAAAGGAGTATATATGTCTCGAACGTTTCGTAAGGCGTCTCGTTGGTTTGAACATTACAACGGGGAAATCCTCAATCCCTACAAGGATGTTTCCCTCAATCTCTATCCCAAAATCGAAGAGGTTTTCGGCAAGGAGTATTGGCAGGTCGAAGGTATCTCCCGCATTTACAAGGAGGTGCTTGTTTGTGACGTGGATAATTACAAGAAGGTCCATGCTGATGCTGCCACCAAGCAAATGCATCGGCAGATTGATCGTCGCCGTCTCAAGAATGCTCTCTACAAGGCTGTTTCGGATGGAGAGGGATGTGATTCTGGCGTGGAAGTTGTTTGGGAATCCTCTTTTGATCCTTGGAGTTACGACTAATTTCCCTTGACATTTCCTAAATTTTTTGGTAATCTATTCGCATGAAATTTGAAGATAGAAAAAAGGTTGAAGATTACCTAAGCTCTGTGGGAATCAAATACGTTTCCGTTGATCAAACCAATGTCATTCTTGTTGATCGGGATTCTATTCTAAAATGGGAAGATGGTCATGGGGAAGAAGCTGCTTATTCTGCTCTCATAGATCATCTTAACGCCATGTTCTCTTGTCGTTTCGCTTATAATGCCAAAACCGATGAATGGCTGATGCTTGATAAAATAGCTTGACATTCCCCAATAATCTGCTATAGTATTGCCATGAAAAGTAAGAAACCCATAAATACAAGCCTTGAATACTTCACAAAAGTAACCTTGAAAGCCGAAGATGTTATTGCTTTGGCTATCGAGAAGTTTGGGGCAAAAAAGGTTATCCATATTATTTTGGGGCAATGTCTTTGGAATACCTTGGAAAAATGTAATTTCCCATCATCTATATTTGCCACCAAATCAGATGAAGAAAAAGCCGATACCGCTGCCGCCCTCTATTACCTCAAAAAGAATTGGGAGAGATCTTCAAAAGAAGGGATGAGATTACTAGAAGAGTTGGCAGTAGAAGCACGTAAAAAAGGACACGAATGAACATTTTTGATAACGAAACGACTTGGTTCTTCATAGCATTATCTGTGCTGCTGGCTTTACCACTCTAAGCAAAGTTGAAATTGAGAAAGAGAAAACCAAGCAAATAGAACTCCAACTGAAAATCGAAATGATCAAAGCAAGCGTAACTAACACTCCTGTAATCAAGTTAGAAAAACCTTGACATTTCATAGGTTTTGTGATAAGCTCTTCGTATGAACAATGAAACAGAATTCGTTTATGTCAATCCGTATCCTTCGGTTCCAAAAACTGAGCAAGTTGTCGGTCATAAGATAGGCCGTAATTCCCCCTGTTACTGTGGCTCTTTGAAAAAGTATAAGAAATGCTGTGAACTTAAGGATTTTGAGCAGGGAAAGAAACAGGCTGCAGAAGAGGATGCCGAACTTCAAGCATGGTTAGAACAGGATTTCATCGAAGGTCAACGCCTATTGGAGGAATCAAAAGCATGAAACATTTTCGCATAACAAAACATTTCAGGGGAGGCAAATCCGTATTCTATGCCTCTATGAAAAATAGCCAAAAGATAAGACATGGCTATTGGGAAGATCAACTTGGGGAATGGGGTGAGAATACCAATGGGGGACATGAGGCAGGCTATCGAATATATTGTAATCGTTGTGAATCTCTCCCCCGCAGAAAGACCTATTCAAAATTGACTCATAATCGGCTTCGTTTCAATCCGATTTATCTCAGAAAAAAGCCTTGACATTCCTTCCGTTTTGTGGTAATCTCTTCGCAAACATGGAGGAAGTATGCGTATTGAAACCATCGAACAAGCAGTAAATCGCCTTGAAGAAGTTGCCTGTTATTACTTCGGAGCATTGAAGTATCCCCTGACTTACGGGAACAAGAAAGTCAATGGCGTTGTGGTCGGACGCATTGTAAAACATGATGGAACTGTTTTCGATCCCTGTATCATCATTGACGAATGGCTTATTATCTCTCCTGTAACTGCCGAAGAAAGTTTCCGAACTATTGGTAAAAATGAAAAAGTTGGAGCCATTTGGTATCAAATCGAAATTGTCAAACATAACTTCGGGGTTCATTACTTTCCCGATGGATCAGGGGAACCACCTTCTGATGACATTGTTCCCTATTTCCTTGATAAGCCCCTGAAAACTCCTAATCAGGCCATTGAGAAAGCCCTTCATATTATGCTCGATAATTATATGGAAGGAGTTGCGGAAAATCTTTCTTATATCGAAATAGAAAAAGAAGAAGAGACTTGACATTCTTTCAATTTTGTGATACCTTCATATTAAACATGGAGGAAAATCATGATACACATTATTGAAGTTCTCGAAAAGCCATCCAAGGAAAGTTCTCTCTATCGTCTTTCCGTTAAAGCCGATGGAACCTGTTTTATTCATTATTGCGATGAAGAAAATTACCAACGTCTTCTAGCGGAAACGGAAATCTATACCCTGCTCCATTCCAAGGGCTGTTCAAAAAATGTAATCAAAGGCATTTTTGAACGTATCGCTACCCTTCAATCTCTTTCCCACCAAGATGGAATTTCCCAAGGTATCAAAATCGGCTATGAACAAATCTCAGGGCCAGCAGAAGTAGGTGCATAAATGGCTACACATCAACATGTTAGAGCGGCAATTTATCGGTTAAGGGAAAAATATAACAAGCAAGGGATAAGTCCTCGATCCATAAATTGTGGTAATTGTGATTCTTTTGCGGAAGAGTTAGAGAGAAAGTTTCCCGAAGGTAAGGCGATATGGGGAGACGATTATCCTGAATTCTTTACCAATGGAGTTGACCCCGAAGGACATTGTTTTTTTGAATTCAAGAAAAGGTATTACGATTCAGAATGTCCATGGGGAAAAAATTCGCCTGAACAACTGCCGTTTTATATTCGACAAAAATCTTTTAAGGAACCCATTTGCGCTTGACATTCCCAACAATTTGTGGTAATCTCTTCGTATCAAAAATCAATAAGGAGTAACATGAAAGCAATCGGAAGAGTTGACCATGTAGGTGCTAGAGGCGAGAAAAGCGTAACGATGTTCTATGATGGGAAGTGGCAGGGCAGTTGGATTCTTGGAAACATAATGCCCTATGACAATTTTCCCATTGGCCTGTTTGAGTTTTCATTAGCCGATCAGTTCTGTTTTTGGAGAGACCCAAACAAATAACCTTGACATTCTTTCCCTTTTGTGGTAATCTCTTTTCAACAATAAGGGGAAGAATGAAAACACCTGACGCTAGAAAACTCATTGGGAAGCTTGTTGAATGGGAAGATGCGAGAAGCGCATTTATTGATACCAAGAAAAGAGGAGTCGTATTGGAAGTCGCAAACAAAAATGTCCATATTGGTAACGATTGGTATTGGTTGCCTGACATCAAAGAACTTCGGATCGTTGAAGATAAGCCTTGACATTCTTTCCCTTTTGTGATACCCTCTCTTAAACAATAGGAGAAAAATGAGCAAAGCAAAAAAACTCTTGGTAATCATTTGTCCGTCTATCGCTTTTTTGTGTTGCGGAACTGCTTTTGCGATAGGAATTTTCAGACCCGAACTTACTAACCAATTTACGCAAACCTGTATGGCAATCATGACCATAGGGAGTGCCATCAATATCCTAATGATACTAAAATTGTTTTGACATTCTTCCCTCTTTGTGGTAATCTCTCTTTAACAATAGGAGAAAACATGGACATCAAACAACTAAAAACTTCTGCTTGCGAAACAACTTTTGAGGTTGACGGAGAGCAAATCCGTCTTTGGATCATAGTAGGTGGCACCCCTGCTCTTGGTTTTTCCGATTATGCCCCCTATGAACAACGCTACCCCTCTCTTGAAAAATGGGCAAGTAATCATTTCAATTCTCGCAAAAATCTATATGGTTCTTGTTACTACGATCATCAAGACCCTAAGAATGTTCAAGGGCCATTGCTTGACGTTCTACCCGATGGCGAAAAGTCCCTAGAGGCTTTCTTGAATACTTTCTTGCCTCGTAAACAACTTTGCATGAGACGCTATAATATGCTTCCCTTCAAGGATAGCATTCAAAGCAAAAAAGTCCGTGACAAATGCGATCATACTTACGCCTATGCTAATCTTGAATTGAGACGTTATATCCTGTCTCCTGTTACTATTTCTTCGGCTATCTATGCGGGGCGTTGCGAAAAGAAATTGGTTCTGTTCCCTGAATGGTGGCAGAAAACGGCGGCAATCATCAATCCCCTCTTTGACCGATGCGTTTCAACTCTGCCAACGTGGGATAGTTTAATCGAAGAGGAATATCAGGAGTTTGTCAATCAACTAAAGGAGTATGATTATGAACATTGATTCAGCAATGAGGAAAAACGATATTCGTCTTGTCAATGGAAAACGTTGGATGGTATGGGACAATGAAGAATGGGTTGTATACAGCAGGCAACATGGAGAAAAGAAAAATAGAGTAATGGTGCGAACCCAGATTCAGGATGAAGCGATTGAAGTTCTTTTACAGGACTAATGTTTGTCAACTAAAGGAGTATGATAATGAATAGTATACTTGCACAAGCGATGACGTTAGGATGGATGGATTCTCTTGGATATACGGAACGACGAAGTTTCCAAATACCCAAGCGTGGAAATTCGCCGGCCTCAAGACAACAGCGCAATCAGAAAAAGGCTCGCAGACAAAACAGGAAGTAATGAAAAGATTTAAGTCATGGCTTGTAGAGTTATGGGATTTCTTATGGGAACCTGTTAATCTTTTCCATAAAAGTTCTTGACTTTACCCACCGAATGTGATAAGGTATGCGTATGAAAAACAAGAAACCATTTCCCAAAACAATTTCAGCTTGCGAAAAACAAGACTGTCAGAAGTGCGGCTACCTCAAAAACTTTTACCATATAGAAAAAAGAGGTAGAATACAGAGAAGGGTATGGGATGGACAGGAGTGCACCCAACCCCAAAAATATTGTTTGAAGTAATGCTTGACTTCTCCCACCGAATGTGATAGGGTATATCTATGAAAATGAAAGACCTTACCATCAAACAACTGAAGTATCGTTTTAGGGAACATGACCACGCCATCAAAATGAATTGCTTCGGCTCCAATGATGTTATCGGGAAAATCCTCTGCGAAAGCGAATTGGAACGAAGAGGTATTGGCGTCATCGAAAAAACTACTATAACCTTCAAGAAACTCAAAAGAAATAAAGGATTGATATGCCCAAAGAAAAAAAGATTTCAGTAATGGCAATGAAGAAAGCAGTTGGTCCCTGTCCCCGTTGCGGAGCTATCAAAACCTTATGGCTCAATGATGTTCCTCTCAGGGCTTTCTGTTGGGGGACGGAAGAGAAACCTCATAAGGAATGGCATAAGATAATTCCAAGGCCATTTAATCCCTATCTTCCTGCTTGACATTACTAACGATTTGTGATAGTCTTGTTTCAAAATAAAGGAGAATATGAATAATATACAACTGTTATCGCTTCCACTTTTTCAAGTCATAACTTTGGGATGGGCTATCTTTTGGACGTTTGCCTATATCAACAGGCTTGCGACCTTCATTCTGAGGGGCATGAAAAATCTTGACGCTAACATTCCCGTTGTTCAAATCATTCATCCGTCAATAGGTTGGGCTGTCTTCTTTTGGCTCATGCGAATATAAGTTATTCCTTGACATTACCACCATTTTCTGTTAAGCTCTTCGCATAAACAATGGAGGAAAACAGTATGAAAACAGCAGCGGAAATGAATGAGGGATTGCGAAACTTCTACGGGACAGAAAACTGGTATCGTTTTTCACCCCTGTTCCCTAGAATGCTCCTGACCGATGGAGTCAAGTGGTTGGCTGATAACGCAGAATGTTATTGGCTCTTGGACGTTATCGGTTCGCATCAACCCAAAGCCCTGAAAGATAAGAAGCTCCGAGATATTCAGTTCTGGACGCTCACGGTTCATCCTGACCACTCCGCTACGGTTATTTGCGAACGGGATAGCGGGGATGTTGCCATTAAACAGGAAATCGAAAACACAGGTTTCCCGTTGCCCGAAATGAAGTTGTGGGTTGAACCGATGGGAGATGGTCAATACTGCATCATCCTACCTTCTGAGCACTAATCTTAGCAGGCGAGAGGGTGGGGAGGGGGAAAATTTTAGCAAAGAGGTTTATCCCCCTCCCCTGAAAAATCTGGAGTGGAAATGAAGAAACCAAACAAAAAGAAGCCTGCTAAGTCAATCAAGAAACCTGCCAAGGAAAGCCATTTCTGTCCTAAATGCGGATGCCATTGGATTACTCATAACGGCGATGGCTCTTGCGTTGAAGATTAACCTTGACATTCTCACCCCTTTCTGTTAATCTCTTCTTAACGATGGAGGAAAGTCATGGCTAAAGAACTTCAAGAACTTGGTAATTGGAAAGTTGGGATGCTCGTTTATGATAACGGGAACTCCTATCGGCCCGAAAGTCTTACTCGCATTACCCGAATTACCGATGGAAGAGGCGGAACTATTTATGTTGGCGAATCCTCTTTTGATATTAACGGGTCTCAGCGTGGAAGCGATACATGGTCAAAACAACGTATCCAAGTTGCTACTCCTGTAGACCTCCAACGCATTAAAGAAAATAACGCAATAGAAAGACTCTCTCGATTCGATTGGAAGAGTTTGAGAGGCGATCAGGCTGTCATTATCCAAGATACTTTGCTCACCCTTGGAATTGACCTCAAAAAGAAAGCTTGACATTCTTGCTCTCTTAGGGTAATCTTCCCTTATGAAAAGAATAGCTCAAAAGCGTTGGTCTGACATACTCCCACGACTAAAGATCGTGGGGTTCTAAGCTCGCTTACGCTCGCTAAAGTCTTTGCCCAGACTCTTTATTAAAGCAAAATTCTTAATGTTATTAGCAGCTAACTCATCTCTATTATGAGTTAGACCACAATTTTTACAAGTCCACTTCCTGTCTTTTAGTTCTAACTCATTATTTTTTACACCGCAATAACAGAGTTTAGAAGAAGGCTCAAATCTTCCTATAACCAAAAGATTCTTACCTTTTTCATTGCACTTGTATTCCATCATACTTCTAAGCATTCTCCAACCAGTATCACCTATTGTTCTTGACATACTGGTTGAATTATTTTGAAGCATATCTTTCACTGCTAAATCTTCAATAGCATAACTAGTCCAGTCTTTGTTCTCAACTAGATTTGTAGTTAATTTATGAAGAAAATCTTTTCTCGTATTACTTATCTTTTTATGTATTTTATTGACCTTATTTTTCTGTTTCTGATATGATTTAGTTTCTCTGTTTGTTTTCTTAGATAATTTTTGTTGTTCTAATGCTAACTTATCTTCGTATTTTTTAAAGTGTCTTGGGTTTTCTATAACTGTATTATCTGATAATGTTGCTAATACTTTTGTTCCTAAATCAATTCCTACTGTTTTAGATTCAGTTATTTTAGCTAAACTTGGAATTTGTTTTTTATCATCATAACAAATTGAAGCAAAGTATTCATTTCCACTTCTTGATATTGTAATATTTCTAAATTCAACATCTTTGGGAATATTGAATTTATCTTTGAATCTTATCCACTTTAGTTTAGGTATTTTAATATGCTTCTTATCTTTACTAACTTCAAAATGCTGAGGGACTCTAAAAGATTGCTTAGGATTTTTCTTCGATTTGAATTTAGGAAAAGAATTATTTGCTTTAAAAAAATGAGAGAAAGCAGAATCTAAGTCTTTTAATGATTGTTGTATTGCTTGAGAATTAACTTCTTTAAGCCACGGTTTTTCTTCATACATTTTGGGTATTTCTTTTTGAATAGTATAAATCCCAATTGATTTTTTAGATTCTTGATATGTCTTTGTTTTTCTTTCTAATCCATAATTATAGATAAGTCTACAGCAACCAAAGTGTTTTTCTATTAACTCCTTTTGCCATTTCTTAGGATATATTTTTACTTTAATTGCTTTCATACCTATATTATACAAAATTTTTAGAATAATTCCTTCTTTTTTCTAAATATATTTTACTTGTTCGCTTTCATCCCACGACTAAAGACGCTCGAAGACTCGCTTCGTGGGCTTTCCCGCTCACTCTCGTAAATGTCCTACCATGTCAACGCAACCCTTGAAAGATGCTGTTGAAAGAGGAACATGGGTTAATGGCGAATGGTGGCGCAAAATCAATGCCAAGATTGCCGCTCTTGCCTTGAAAAATCTTGGACAAAAGGCTTGACATTACCACCAATTTCTGTTAAGCTCTTCTCAAACAATGGGGAAGATATGACCGATGAAGAAGTTAAAAAGCAATACAAAGAAATTCTTGCCAATGTCCCCGAAGAGTTTAGATCGGCTCTTTCCTATATGGCTTATGAACGTGGACATTCTGCAGGAGAAGAAGAAGTCATTAGCATCCTGCGTGGGTTGGTTGATGCCTTGAAAGAGCCTATCGCCAACTTTAAGAGGAATGTTGAAGAAGAAATGTGGTGGGATTGTTGTTGACATTATCCGCATTTTCTGTTAAGCTCTACGCATAAACAATAAGGAGGAAGAACATGGCAAAGATCATGAAGAACGGTCAATCGGTTGGTAAGCAGTTGGTCAACATTCTCTGCAAGGCGTTACCGCAAGCCCCTGTAACGGGTTTCTTTACGCATTGTCGGGGTATCTATATTCCCGCCGAAGGAAAGGGAAAGGTTGTCAACTTCGAGTGGCAACACCATTTCTTCCGCATTACCGAAGCTCTCAAGGTTCATGAGTATAGTTTTGGGTATAACTGCCGCAATCTCGAACAGAACGCCATGACGAAGGAGATTGAGGAAAAGATCGCCTTGGTTAAGTAGCACCTCCATAGCGGGGCGTTAGGGAAACACAAGATGACCGTCTTGCCCTAACGCTCTGCGACTTTTATTCTGGCGTGAAAATGGATAAGACTACTCTCTTTATCGAAATAGACGCTGAATTAGCAAAAATCCGCAAAAACTTGGAGAAAAAATGATCATGGATTTTTGCTGTAGGTATGGGCGGTGGAGGAATCAAAATCATTTCAGATAATACTTGACACCCATCCCATCTTCTGTTAGTATTGCCACATGAAAAATAATGAGATAGGCCATTTCCCTTTTGTCCCCAATAAAGACCCCCGAAAAGGAGATTACCCCCGACAACTCTTAACATGGGAAGGGGAACATATTAAATGGCTCCCTAATTTCAAAATGCTTGGTGAAGCCCCTACCGTTGACATCCCTAAAGATACCCCTTTCGGAGAACTTCTAGTTGACCTTCAAACAGCCCACGATTGCTATTGCGCTGATGAACTAGAATACATGGGAACTAAGTATGTCTACCTACGGGGAAGCGGGTGGGCTGATTGTGGCTTTCCTTTCTTCGATGAAACCTTTGACCCTAAAGACCCGTTTCAAACAGGCAAAGGATGCTATGTCCTGCTCAAAGGTAAAGCAAGAAACCGTTTCGTCAAGTTGGCAAAACAAGATTTCATTCCAACTTTCAACGATTGCTCTACAGGAAATATAACAAAAGACTTCTCTCTTCCTGCTTGACATTCTTTCCTGCTTCTGTTAGTATGCCCCTTATGAATATGTGGAGATCAACTTGGCATTATAACGATTCAGAACTCATAGAGTATCTTAGGCGTATCCGAAGGCATGAACCACTCTCGATTGCTGCCACTTATATGCTCCATCGGGAAGTTGTTTTACAGGCGCAGGAGAGAGGGTTAATTGCTTTGCCTGATGTTCCTCAAGGCGATGCTCATACCATTCCCTTTGAGCAAATGACGATTCTAAATCCCGCTATTCTCCTAGACGAAATAGCTTGACTTTCTTCCCACTGAATGATATGATGTGCGCATGAAAATAGTTACTACCAAAAGCGGAATCAAAGGATGGCAAGCAAAACTCCATGAAGTTTATGACAACTACGAAGAGTTTGAAATTTATTCCGATGTCTATGGAGTTGCAGCAAGATTAGGTTGTGCCTCTCCCGAAATAGCATGGGCAGTAAATCCTACCATTCAAGGCTCTGTCAACCCTAAAGACCTTTGCGTAGTTTAGCCTTGACTTTCTTCCCACTGAATGATACGCTATACGCATGAAAGTAGAATTCTATGGCGGCTATATCGAATACGAGCCAATCATTAAGGATAGAAGTTACGAAACTTTTGACCCGCTTCCTTCCCCTTCAAAATTCCATGTCCCCTCTTACCATTATCTCTCCTACATTTGGGTTAATGAGAAATTAAGAGGGAAGGGAATAGCTAAACAAGTCCTGACTCAATTCCTTCAGCAAACACGGAGAAGTCTCTTGATCCTTCTCTATAACGGCAATGGGCATAATGGTTTTGTCATGAAGAGAATGCTAAAGAGAATGGGCTTCAAAGTTATTCGTTGGAGTGATTTCCCTAATGAATTTTGTTATATGTTCCTGAAAAGACCTTGACAGGGAATGTTTTTGAAACATTACCTTGACATTACCCACTGATTGTGATAGGCTGCTCGCATGAAAACTAACATAGAGTATGGCGTTTTCTATGTCAATGAAACAACAAAGGAAAAAGTTGCTTTTCATCATGCTATCCCTGTTCGTTTTAACAAAGAACAAGCTAACAGTTTCATCAAGGATATGAACTATGATAAATGGGTTGGTGGAGGAACCCCTTTGCCTAACGAATGGACAATGCAAAGTTTACCTCTTGACATTACCCACTGATTATGATAAGGTATACGCATGAAAACTATTGACAGAGTTTTAAGAGAATGGCAATCGAAAAAGCGTAGAATGGGCTGCTGGTCTGCATCTCATTGGTTTGTTAAACGGCGTCCTGATTTTCATATTGTAACCTTGCCCCGATATACTAAACAAGGCGATTACTTTGCTCACTTAGTTTGTACTAACGGTAAAATCATCATTGACATTTCCCCTTATGCCGATAAACCTAGAGAAGATAAACCTTGACAGGGAGTTTCAAGAAATTTCCCTTGACATTACCCACTGATTATGATAAGGTATGCGCATGAAATGTAAAACTTGCAATACCCACATGGAATTACTGCTTGTTGATAAGAACGGAACCAAAGTCTATTGGTGTCCCCATTGTCAAAAAGCCGTAGATGTCAATGAATGATCAAGAACATACCAAGTGGTCAGACATTAATAAATGTGATGTCAAACCATTAACTGATGCCTTATGGGATATGCTTAGGATGGATTGCTGTGCCACTAAGTTAAATGCCAAGAGGATAGTCATGCTTAATAAAGATGATGTGGTTAAAGCAATAGGAAAACTGGTCAGCAAACCTAAAGAGTCGAATGAATAACTCATGGCATTTTTGGCTTGAGTTTCCCGACAAAACCTTTCTGTCAAAGGAGCACCCAAAATTCCCCGAATACAATGCCAAGTATCTGAGCATGAACAAGGAAACTATGGCGTGGAAATTCGTGGGAGCAGAATTCCCTCCCGAACATTATGGATTAAAATTGCTTGACTTTCCACCCACTAAATGATAGGATGATCGCATGAAAAATATACAAGAAAAACTGAACTGCATCATTGATTGGGCCTATGAACTCCGCTCGGATATTCGATGGGCCATTTATCAGTTTCGTGCCACAAGAACTCGCAACCGTTGGAAGAGACCTAACGTGGGAACTATTTCAGAAGTCCTCCCCGAATAGCCTTGACTCTTCCCACGGATTGTGTTAGTCTCTACTTAAATCGGAGGAACTATGGCTATTCTAATGGGCAAATGCAAACTTCAAGAGTGGAAAGAAATTGACCGAACCAACCCCGACTCCGACTTTACCGAACAGGAACAGAAAGATTACATGGAAAGTGAATATCGCCTGATCGTGGGTAGAGAATGGATGTTCAAGTGGGTTGAGACCGAATCCATTGCTGCCGCCTGAATAATCCTTGACTCTTCCCACGGATTGTGTTAGTCTCTACTTAAATCGGAGGAACATGCCTGAGAGATATGATATGCGAATAGGAGAAAGACTTTATGCCTTTCCCTCTTTTGACGAAGGATGCAAAGCTATCGCCATCCATTGCCGTTTCATAGGTAATCAAAATGAACTCGAAGAACTCATGAAACAACGGGGAATTAACTTCTCCCTTTCCGAAATTTGAAAATAATCCTTGACTTTACCACTCATTTATGTTAAGCTGATTCAAACAATGGAGGAAAAACAATGAATGCTTATGCTGCTATGCGTTATACAGGAGTAGATCGGAATTACCTTCGTTCCCTTTCAAAAGCAGATCGTCTTCGGGCATGGGTAATGATGCTCATGACTCTTGACCTCACCCTGAATACGTAAGAAAATAATCCTTGACTTTTCCAAGAAATCTGCTACAATCTTCGCATAAGCATTAAGAAAGGAGAAATATGAATTGGTTCGCTCTTTATCGTGATGGAGAATTGATTCGGATTCGTCAATGGTTCGGCGTTCCCGAAGTCAGGGATTTCGACGTTGGAGAACTCATTGACGCCAAATATGAGATCGTCCCCATTGCTACTATTGGCACTGGTGATACTCTTGGCTCAATCCCGCTGTATCTTAACTAGTCGTTTATGGTATAATGTCCTGTTGATGGTTGCCAAGCGGTCACAAGCTGCTTGGTGGAGTAGGGGGAGGACAATTTCTTCCCCTATTCCCGCTTAATATCCCAACATTTTCCACGCCAAATAAGTTGAATTTTTCTCTCGACATTTATATCATTAAATGTTATGCTACCCTCTTGATAATTAAATAAGGATGCAACCAAGAATCTCAAAAAATAAGGCTTGACATTTACCAAGAAACCTGTTAGACTCTACGCATAAACAATGAGGAAAGGAACGACGAACATGGGTAAAACAGTCATAACAGTATCCGAAGCAATCAACATCATTCAGCGAACGGTTAAAGGTTGTACGGCAATCTCAGTAGATGCCGCAACAACCCCGAAAATGAACAAAACAGGCAATCCGTTTTTCGGCAGAATTACCAAGTTTTGCCGCATGGATGGATTGATCGGTTTTGACTACGAAAACAGCGTCAACAACCAAGCCAACAGGGAAGGCAAAGAGGAACGGGAAGCCAAGCCTAGAACATGGGGTGTCTTAACCGATGACCGCATTTTCGTAACTCATAAGGGCGAGCATTACCTTCAGATGAAAGTGCAGTCAACCGATACGCCTGTCTATCGGGACGCAACAGGAACGATTGTTGACAAGGCTATTCTTTCGCCCTTTATGCCTGAACGAAGCGGCCCAACGTCAACGCAAACGGACTTGGAAAAGGAAATCATTGTCCGAGATGTCAAAATGTCGAACGTCAAAGGAATGCGGTTCAACGGCGGGGAATATGAGATCGTAGCAGATATGAAATAGTAAAAAAAAAAGACTAAAATAATCAGCAAGGGGAAAGGCTCTCAATGTAAGGGAGCCTTTTCCTTTTTGTCAACTAAAATCTTTGCCTATTCTAGCGTGGGATTTGAATAAAATCCCTAGCGTGGAAACCCTAATTATCCTTTCATTTTCTTCTCAGCGAAACAAAAATAGTTTTGTTTCCGCTTGACATTTCCATTATTTGTGGTATAGTTAAGCTCGAACAATAGAACAAGGGAGATTTACATGAGCCAAAACGGACAAGAAACAATCTACAAGATGATCACCGACAAGGTTGTTGCGGAATTGGAAAAAGGTAATTGTCCTTGGCATAAACCTTGGTTCGGCGGGGGAATGCCAAAAAACCTGATAACTAAGAAAAACTATCGGGGTATTAACGTTTTCATCCTTTCAATGCTTGGCTATGCTTCCCCCTATTTCCTTTCCTTCAAACAGGCAAAAGACCTTGGGGGTAAAATCAAGAAGGGAGAACATGGTATCCCCGTTGTATATTGGAAATGGCTTTTGATTGATGAGAAACAAGATAACGGAACAACCAAGGCAAAGAAAATCCCGTTCCTTCGATACTATACCGTTTTCAACGTCGAACAAACCGAAGGAATTGATGCCAAGAAAATCCCTTCAATCCCTGTCATACAATTCAACCCCATACAGGATGCGGAAAAGATCATTAAGGAAATGCAGAAAGCCCCTCAGATTCAATTCAAAGAGGCTAGAGCGTTCTATTGTCCTACCGCTGATCATGTCAATATGCCTAGAAAAGAATTGTTTAATGATGAGGAAAGCTACTACGCTACTATGTTCCATGAGTTAGGACATTCTACAGGTCATTCTAGCCGCCTTGCTCGTCCTGAAATCGGCCTGTCCTCTTTTACGGTAGATCATGCCTATTCTAAAGAGGAACTTGTAGCAGAAATGACTTGCATTTTCCTTTGCAATCATGTTGGCCTTGCGAAGACTTGGGATAACAACGTGGCCTATATTCAACATTGGCTTAAGTCCCTAAAGTCCGATCCGAAAATGTTGATCTTAGCAGCAGGCAAAGCGCAAAAGGCAAGCGATTACATTCTGAATATCAAACATGAAATAGAAGAGGATGCCAACAAAGCCCAAACAGAAAAGTCAACAACTTCGGGAAGCATATCATAAAATCATGGGAATGTCAAGATTTATTATAGCGTGGAAATGTATGTCATCAAAAGAAAAACCAACTTTCCCCTTGACATTCTTAGCAATCTGTAGTATAAGTACCGCATAAACAATAACAAAGGACAGGAGCAATATGAAACATATATCGGTCATGGTTCCCAAAGAAGGAGAAGGTCAAATTGTCAACGGGGCTATCGTAGGAAAAACGGCAAGAACTACGGCCTATCAGCTTAACGATGGAACGATCCTCTTTGACAGGGACGAAGCCAGAGAAGTTGAGAGGCTACGGGATTTCAGTACCGCTATCCATGAGGCTCTGGAACTCAATCTCGTAGGTCGCCTCCTTTCTGCCAGAGACGTAGTTTCCATCATGCTCAACCATGAAACGAAATTGAGGAACATCATGGCCGCTAAGAAATTCCGCAAGGCCCGAATTGCCGCCTAGCATTACCAAGTAAGAACGAAAGGGAAGAGAGGGGAACGCAACCCTCTCTTCGTTTGTGATCATGGGGTAGAACATGGGGAAGCATATCATATACCCCACTGAATGTCAAGCCCTATATGGATATGTTTTAGCGTGGAGATTTTCTTGCGTTGAAAAATAAATATTTATTTACATTATAAGCTTGACATGGGCATTTTTTTGGGAAAGGCATACGTAAAGACCCCTTCGATTTATTCACCGTTTTTAAATCATGGGGGTTCCCTAGATCACGGCCCGGCTACTTTTGCTTTAGCCTATAATTTTTTTCTTATAAAAAATAAGGGACTCCCATAAAAAAAACACACGGAAATTTTTTAAATTACAAATACTTTCGAGAAGGATTACAAATTTGTTTTTATGAAATACTAAGAAAACAATCGGAGGATATAAAATGAAAATTAAGTTAAACAAAAGCCAGTGGGAAGAAATGGGCAAAAAAGCAGGATGGAGTGTTTTAGACACCCAATTAGAATTAATGAGTGAAAAAAGAGAATGGATGAAAGAATTTATTTCTGAACAACCTCAATTTTTATCTCTTTGGGCAGAATTTGTACTCAGGAAAAATGGTGGAAGATGGGGAACACCCTCAAAAACATAATCTGTCGTTCCTCAATATACCTTCGATGTTTCCATAATTTTTCTTATAAAAAATAGGTACTCCCATAAAAAAAAATACACCGGGAAAAAAATACACCGGGAAATTTTTTTCTTATAAATTTTTCGTTGCAAGATATTACAAATATTTATAGAAATAATTCTTATGAAGATATATCGATTATCAAATGAATCGTTGGAAAATTCTATTGACATGGAAAAAGATCTTATTGATCCTGAATCTCGTCTCTATGAAGAAAAGATAGAGAACTTATTTAATTTAACCGATGAGCAGAAGCGGGATATTCTTGGAGATTTTTATGATAAGAAGCGTAAAAAGAACACCATGATGAAGTGGACAGTAATTCCCAAGGCCAGATTAATCAAGATATGGAATGATTATAGTAGGAATGGGGTGGTACATGATTATAAAGGGATGCAAGAAATAGCGGATAAAATGATAGAGTTACTGGCTAGATTAAGGGCATCGAATGATTTATCGGGTCATAGTCAAGGTGGATGGTCAGATATAGAGGATATTACGGGATATAAGATACCGACTTCTAAAGATCGTTCGAATGATTTTAATTGGTCTTATCTTGAAACTCCGTATGGGACTCCTATAAGTGATTACGGGTTGCCTAAGTTGGAAGAATTTGCTTCAAATCTTATGAGATCGCAAACTCCAGAGCAGCAATTATTTTGGGTTGATGCCATGCTTAATGTTGTTCATCAGCGTGGGGATTTAGCGGCTTTATTCATAGAAGGTGGGAAAGAGACCTTAAATCAATTAAAAGGTAAAGGAATAGCAGCAAAATCAAATAATTGGTATAAAGAAGCTAAATGGATTATTCCTAGGTTAAGGCATTCTAATTGATTGTGCATTAATTACAGCATTAAATAGAGCTATTGTGGTATTGGGACATAATAATCTCCATTTCGGGTATAATTTTCGGGGATGGGGATATTAAAATGTTCTATAGCTAGGGCAGATACGGGTTTTTGGTTTTCGATAGCATCTTGGAGTATTTCTTTATGGGCATATTGTCTATCGAAGCGTGAGTAATTTTTATGGTGTTGGTTGGAAGGGGTAGTGCGGTAATTATGTTTCAGGGTATCTATGGCATGTTCTATTTCATGGCGTATGGTAAGGATCATAGTTTGTGGCATATCGAGGAAGGCTTTATTCAGCTTAAGGAAGGGGGATTTATCGGTATAGATGCCAAATTGTCCCACGATAGATTGTCCTGATATTTTGGGATCTTTGATATTGCCGAACCATGTAATTTGGAGTGGTGGCAAGTTTTCTCTTTGGCAGTAGAAATCGACTATTTGTTGGTAATTGGGATTGGAGAGATTTCCGGCATTAGTTTTATTAAGGATGCGGTTAGCGAGCATTTTTCTGACATTAAAGCCTTTAGCGTTCATAGCTTCTTGTGGGTTAGACAGGGCTAGATCTTGGGCGGTATTTTTTGCAGGGGTAAATTGCGGGGTAAAGGTAGTGGTAGATAGTCTATATATTTTCATTTAGTATTTCTTTATTATAGATGACATAATAGGTAGCGTCATCTTTGGTTATAGAGATTCCATCGATCCCGTTTTTAATCATAAGTTCAATAAAGGCATTGGCATTTTGGTGTAGGAAGACTTCTGACCATATATTCATTAATTGATCTAGTGGGTTATCGGCATTGACTATGGATTGTATTAATATTTTTTTTCCTAGGTTATAATTTTCGTTCCAGTTAGATATGGCTATTTCCATTTTTTCTTTATCGATGTTTTGGAGCATATTGTTTATTTGTTGTGAATTAAATTTGGGGTTTTGTTTTGTGAGGATATGTGCATTACTGAGAAATTTTTTAGTAATATGGGGGCCGTACATCTGGGCGATATCTTTTTGTGTGACGAAATAGATACCGGGACCCCAAGCTGCTGCGGAGCCTAATTCTTTTCCGAGTTCTTTGACGCCATATTCGGGGTTATAGTCATTGATATGGATGGGGGAGGAGTCGCCACGGAATATTTCTTGTGATAGTCTATATATTTTCATTTTTGATAAACAGAGCGTATTTGGGATGGATTAAATACTGCCCACGTTTCCATATTTTCTCTTGTTTCGGGATTCTCATCGGTAAAGATAATTCCATCATATCCTAAGCGACGTGCGGCATCAACAAAAAGTTTTCCATCTTCGTCATCTAAGTGTTCCCATGTAAAATTGATAAGCCATTTTGGATTTATGCCTTCTTTTTCAAATTCATCAAGTGTAAGGTTATCCACTCCGTTACGAAAATCGAGGGGTGAGCGGACATTCAGGTATACGGGTTTAATATTTCCGCCAGTAGTATTTCCTCCGCTAGACGTAAAGGTATTGGCATCATTTGGATTGGGGGTAAAGAATATTGCATTACGGGTAGTTTTCCATGACCCAAAAACATTGCTATTATAACCTTCTTTCCCTACTTCAAAATCGTTAAAATCTTTTGAAGTTCCATGATACATAACTTTGGGTGTTTGATCTTCGTTGATTGCCATAGAGGGTATGGGTTTTGGGTTTTTAGACGAATAGGCATCTTCGTTTGTCCAATCTCCGAACCATTCTTTAAATTGATTAGAGGTAGTATTTTGTGATAATCTATATATTTTCATTAGTATTGATATTTTTCAAAAACTCATCCCATTTTGAGAGATCTTGGAGCATAGATCTAACGGTATAGGTAGGGTTAGTAGGGTTAGTGGGGTTAGTCGGTTGCGGTAATTCTGCTTTCTTGATATTTTTATTTATTCTGTAAATTTTCATAAGGTATCCGCAAATTTTATAAAGTCCTTGAAATCGAAACTGAATCGGACATTTTTATTATCGATTAAGATATCTTCCAGAGTATCATCTAATCCGCCATTGGAGAGGTAGGCGAGGATAATTTTAGGTGAGACATAGGATTGCCAAGCATCGTGGCCTTCTTTATGGCTGAGGATTTGTTTAGTAGATTCTATAGCGTCGGAGATAATTTTAATAATGCCATTGACGATGGTTTCTTTTACGATTTCCTGATCTTTGGTTAATTCTTCGAGGAGGGTAGATCGAAAGGTAAGGGTAGCTTGTTTGACATAGTTATAGAAGTTTTTAGTAGCGACGAATTTTCTAAAATCGGTAGGGGAAATATCTCTCCATTTATTTTGGACATAGTTACGCATTAAGGTATCATCGACATGGAGGCCGGATTTAGTGACAAAGAGCATGGTAGTATCTCCTTGAAGGGAAGTGGTGGAGAGAATTTGTTGTAGGGCGTTGACGATATCGGAATCGGTTAGGTGGGCAATTTGTTCGGTTCCTTTTTTACCGGGGAATTGGAGTTCAGCGAAGCCATCTCTGATAATTTTGACATGTTGGACTTGGAGGGTAGTGACTCCGAAGGTATCGATTTCTATTTTTTCTTTAGTAATGGGGTCGATGACATTGGCGGCATTTCCTACGGCACCGGGTCTGAGTCCGGTTTCGATAGTAATAGCCATCATCAGTGCGAGTAATTTAGTAGTTTCGTCGCCTGAGTTGAGGTCATTTTTGATATCATGGACCATGGCATTGAAGTGTTGGGCGATATAGGCTATTTTTTTGGACATAATTTCCCAGTTTTTCTGTTCTCTACCGAAGCTTTCTTTAATGGTGAGTAATTCTCTATTGGGTCCTAGGTCGAAATAGACTTGTGGTGGGAGGAGGTCGAGGAGGGATTGGTCATAGCCTGAATCTTGGAAATCGGCTTGTTTTTCTTCGGTTTCTGTATTTTTGAAGAAATTAGTGGCCCAGTTGACGAGTCTTTTTTTACCCTCTCTGAGCAGGATTTGATCGCTGACCATATCGCAGATGAGTCTTAGAACTTTTGTTTTATTATCTTCTCCGGCGACATAGGAATAGAATTCTTGTAATCCTTCTATTTCGTTAGTTCTGAGCATCCATTGTTTACGTCTTTGTCTGAGGATGGAGTCGGTATTTCTTCCGGGGATTTGGGTTTTGAGTTGTTCATAGATAATTTTTCCATTTTGGTAGATTTTTTCAACGAGGCCGGGGATAATTTTGACATAATTTTTAAGATCTCTATGTTGTTGTTTATGTTCTTTTTTAGATTGGGATTTATCTTTATGGATATTGAGGCCTTTGATTTGTGCTAGGTGGTAGATTTTCATTAGAACTCCATTATTTTTATATTATGTCCGAATTTATCATACAGGGCTCTTGTGATGATATTAGGCACAGGTTTTCCTTGGTGGTTACTGGGTATTGCGATGCTGGCTATTTTTGATTTATATTCAAATCTTCCGAAATAGTTATTATCTTCCAAGTAATTTCCCCATAGTTCTTCATGGTTATCATCTGGTGATACGGTTACGTGGACTTGTAATTTGCCGTCTATAAATGCCCAGAGAGCAATTTTACCATAAAATTCATTACTGAGTGGGTGTCCGATATCTAGGTAGTCGTTATAATCTTTAGCTAATTTATATAATTGATACCAATTGAAAGAGGCAACTTTATTTTTCTTCATCTCATTAAGTTGTTCTGGTGTAAACAGGCCTAGAGTGGTGGGTGGATTATTTTTCTTTTTAGGATCTACCCAGTTAGGATTTGTCCAGTCATTGATAGGTTGAGTGGGTTGAGTAGGTTGAGTATTAATAGTGGCGGTATCATTGGGGAAGTATTGGGTTCTTATTCTATTGATGATAGATGGAGTAAGGGTAGTGGTATCATTATATTCTTGGGCATAATCTTTTAGGATGAGGTCATTAGATTTTGCTTCTGTAATTTCGTCCACCACAAACTGCACAAGGGATCTATTGAGCCATCTTTTCTCTATTTTATATATCATGCCAGTAGTGAGGTTGGCATTGAAGGTGCTATTTTTGAGAGCTTCTTGTATTTCTTTTGCGCTTTTATTTTGTTTGGCTAGGTAAACGACAAAGTTTCTAATATCGATGGGGATATTATCTACGCCGTATTGTATTTTTTTAAATCTTTGATAGAGGGTGGGATATTCTCTTTCAACCATGTGTCTTATTGCGCTTTGAGATCTTTCAAATTGCTTAGACACTTCGAGAAAACTTTTACCGTTTTTCAGTTCATTAAGGATAGCTTCTTTTTCTTCTGTGGTAAAGTCTTTGCCCGGTTCTCGTCCAGCTTTAATTCCCCGTACATATAGGGCATTTGTTACTTTTTTGATATCAATGCCTAAATTAAAAGATATCTCATTTACGGCTTCTTGGAAGGTTTTATTATGATTAGTAGTTAGGTCGATGTAGGAATTTAAAATAGTTTGGGCAAGTTTATTGTCTACTGTTCGGCTATTTACGGTTTCTGGTCTTAGTTTTCTAATAAGGGAATAGACACCCTGTTCAGATATCCACACTTTACTGGATATTTGTTGTCCGGTTTTACCTTGATCTTTCAGGGACAATATTTTTTCAATTTCGCTTTTAGTTGCATTCAGTTTTGCGGTGGGGACATTTCTTCTGATGACCCATACTATATCATCTTCTGAAATATTAAGGTTATATTTTCGCAAGTTCTTTTCGACAGCTTTAATACGGCCATATTTTTCATAAAGTTCTACAATTAAATTAACAGGCAGGGATTTGGTTTTTCTAAGATCGGCTACTGCATCGGAGAGGTCTTGTGGATTTAAATGAAATGATTCAGCCATTTCTCCAATCATTTTATTTTCTTCAACGACAAGACGTGCCGCCTCTAATAGTTTGGGGTCTTGTTTTATAATTACGGCTATTCTATAAATCTTCACATATAGTAATTCGCAATTAGGGGTTTAAATTCCTATTGGAGAATTTTCTTTAGGATGCCTTTTTTGACAGCCATTTTATAAGCTTTGAGATAGATTCTTTCTGGGGATTTCCAATTAAACTGTGACCATTCGTAATAGAGGGTTAAAATTTCTCTACGGATATTTTTAAAGTGGAGTTGTTGGGAGCGTTTAAGAGCCCAGTTTTGTGCTTCAAATTCGCATAAGGATTTAGATTTTTCTATGATTTGGTTTTTTTTGATTATGAAGCCAGTATAGAGGTGGCCTATTTCATGTAACAGAACGGCTTTAAATTGGTTATTGGAGAGTCTTTTTTTCCATTGTTTAGAGATTTCGATTTGGGAAGCGATCATAATATTTTTTGAATTTTTTTCCAAGTAGCGTGAGAAGGCAGCTTGTGCGCAGAGCCAGTTAATTTTCTTTTTGTTTTTTTTAGATTCTTTAAGGTAATGAATTTTGATGGATTGGTGGTAGTTGATTTTTTTAAGAAATCGTTGAATCTGTTTCAGGGTTAAGTGATGCATGTTAACATTATACGAAAGAAAAAGGGAAACGGGAAATAAAAATGAATAATAAATAATAAATAGATATAAGTGAGGGCATAGTAAACAAATAAGGCAAAAATTAAATGACCATAGAAGATAAAAAGGAGAAGATGAAAATAACCATTAACAAATCTCAATGGGAAGCAATGGGAAAGCAGGCGGGATGGATAAAGACTGCGGGTGAGGATTGGATGTTGAATGAAGATTACACTCGTCAAATTGCAGAGGTATTGCGGAAAAATAATGACAAGATAATTTCCGTTGATAATGCTGGAAAAATTGTGGTGGATCATATTTTGATGGATACTAAAACGGGCAGTAAGGCTTTAGTATCGGGGTTAATGATTCGTGTTTTTGAAGGATCGAATGAGGGATTTTTTACTTTAAATATTTTTAAAGCAGATACGAATGAAATGTTGACGATGTGTGAGGGGGCAACGGCTGTGGAAGCAATAGAGAACATGGATGATCAATTAACATGGATATTATCTTTCGCAAAGAAATAAGGAGTTTATGAAGATTATCAATATCAAATTACTTAAAGTGGGGCAAATGCTTTCTCGCTATGAAAAGTTAGAGATTGGATCGACTCCAAACGATGAATCCTGTGCACAAGTAGGCACGGAAGATTACTATGATTTAGCGATTATGGAGATCAAGGCTTACATGCATCAATTACAGAGAATGTTTCCTATTCCAGAAAATTTACAAGGGGTAGTTTCATTTGTCAAGAAATCGAATCCTCATGATTTTGGAACTTATTATGAATTAGCGATTAAGTTTCCCGAAGATAATGAAGAGGCAGTGGATTATGCTTATAACATTGAAAACAATTCTCCTGCAAATTGGGATGAACCGGCAAAAGAAGAATTACGGAGTATGGGATATTTTGACAGGTTAAATGCTGCGAAATCAGTTAATCAACCCAAGGATAATTTTGTTCGTCCTCAAGAAGCGTTACCGAAGAGTCAACCTGCTTTGCCACAACCTCCTCCGACGATGGGACAGACGGAGATTAATCCCAGAAATCCTAGGGATACGAGCAGTTTAATTGGTAATGTAAAAAGTATTAAATTGGTGAAGAAAGCTAATGTGGTTATTCCTTCTGAGGTACAAAAAGTAGCGGATGAGACTGGATACAAGATCAACATTCAACCTTCTGGGGTTATTGAATTTAAGAGACCTAACGGGCATCCATTTTATCTGATGAGTAATGAGCCCAGTGCTTTTCAAAACGCTTTAGATACCATGAAAAACGAAACGGCTCAATCTAGTAACCGTGGGAAAGCTGAAGAATTAGCTAGGAAGGCTGAATTTATAAATGGGGAATGGCAACGTGGTGGTTCTTTTGGTGCTCCTTATTGGTGGATGCATAAAGTCGTAAAAGTTAATGGAATAGAAGTAGGAAGGATACAACTTCGAAAGGGGTCACGGGCAGGACGTATTTCTTGTTATAAAAACAGTTGTGTTGAGGGGGAAGACATTGTTTGGTTAATTACTCAAGCCCTTGGTGACGGCACATTAAAAATAGAAGGTGGTTTGCCGGTAACTCCTTAAAATGAAAATTACCATTAATAAATCTCAATGGGAAGCGATGGGAAAGCAGGCTGGGTGGATGAAGGACATCAAGAACATCATACATCCACCTAAAACCGAAGCTGATTTTTCGATGACTTTACCTTACGATGAAAAGGCGATGGGGTTACTCATTCCTTTTGATTCTCTTTTGCAACAAGTTTATGATGTAAAAACGAAAAAAGAGAAGAAAGAAAAAACAGTAGCTCTCAAAGAAATATTTGACGTATGGATTAACTGTCCGGGATGTGAGGAATATTTAGCCAAGAATTATACTACTTTATTAAATAATCAAAAGAAAAGTTTCCAAGAATTGACCGGGAAGAACCATTCCGTCATAAAGAAAGCCATTAGCGAAGAACAGTTAACTCCTTTTATTCGTGTTTTAGAATCATTAAAGGGTAAAGGGAAATACACTTTTTCTCCTGAAGGTCGTATGGGTAGGAGCCATGTAGATATTAGTTTTTATGATGGTGCCATAGGGGAAGCTTACATACAGGTTTATTTTGAGGAGCGATCTAACATGATAGCCGTTGAAAAGTATTACGACAATGAAACGATGAATGATCAGTATGCGGAGACGAAGTATGTTCCTTTAAACGTGGAAAATTACGCAGAAACACAACAAACAGTTAATCGGATTATTGACGGATGGATGGGTAGCAAAGCAAAGAAAGTAGAACCAGTAGCAGAGCCAATGTGTGAATTATGCGGGAGTAATGCGCATCATATGGAAGAATGTCCTTATTATACGGGAAGCCAGTCTGTTCATCCTGTAACTTCGAGAAGGGTCAAAAATATTATTTTGGTTTCTGAGACTGATCCTTTGCAACCTACGGATGGGGTACAAACTTCTGAAGCGGCAAATCCTATGAGAGAAAAAGCCAAACTACATTGCAAAAAATGTGGTGGGCCATTGAGGATGATAAAACAGAAGAATCCGGCAGGGTTGGAAGAAAGCGTATGGAAGTGTGGTCGTGGATGTATCTAAAGAATAATTGTTTTTCCGCTTTTCATATTCTCTAATTCTTTTTCGATTTCATAGAGTTGGTCATGGATTTGATTCCACTTTTCTCCTTGGGATAACATTTCTTCTCTTTGTGTTTTTGGATTTGCGGAATCTAGGAAATGTTGCAGTTTATCTAAATTTTCTTTCAGGTTGTTTCTTTTCTTGGTTAATTCTATATGGCGTTCATTGGGTATAAATTTCGTAGGAATAGATTTTAATAATTCAGATCCTTCTTGAGAGGACATTCCCATGTGGATTTCGGTTTCCGGATACATTTCTTGAAGCTTCCTAAGTAGTTGTGTTGCAATGCCTTGTCTCTGGTATTTTTCTTCTACTTTGATCATATTGACATAGGGTTCATCTTGATAGACGGAGAATTCCAGAGTGGCTACGACAAGGTTATTTAGGTTAGCGGTCATGAGATAGTCAGTTTGGTTATGGTGGGAGTTAGTAGTTTCGACGTTTATGGAAATTATTGGGTTTTTAGAGAGTCGGTATATTTTCATGATACTTCAAAAACATAATGAATACTGCTAAAATAGGCAGCGACAAAAGGTTTTCCTTTATAGATGCAATATTTAAAGGAAAGGGCATAGTCGTCTTCTAAGGCTCCGACTTGTTTTTCCAGATATCGTTGTGTTATTTGATTAGGTTGCCAATTGTTGTTATTATCCATACATTCGAGTAACTCCATTTGCCAGCTATGTTGGTTAATTTGGGTACAATTAAACATGTATCGCAATTGGTTTTCCGGGTTAGTGATTGACGGAATCCATTTATTTGCCATAGCTATTCTATAAATTTGCACAATATATTTTTCTTTATTGAAGGAAGAAACCCTTTGAGCGTAGAAAGTGTATGATAGATTTTTAGAATGGTTAGCAGGGATTAATTAAGATTTAGGGAATGATTTTGCGAGGATAAATATGGCAAACAAAGTATATATCAACTCATTTGAGAATACGGGTGTAAACGGGACTTATTATGAAATAGGATTTATTAGTGGTTATCCTGCTTACCAGAAAGACAGTGAATATTATCTAGTTTATTTTTTAAGCCATATGCCGTATTGTAATGAGGCAGCTTATTACATCATTCGTCGATATATTACCAATGGAAGTGTTCCGATTAACAAGCCGCTTTATTTGAAGTTGGGTAATGATCTTTTTGGAACCACGACAAGTTGGAAAAGTTTGGAAGACATTACATCGGGTGAAACGGGAACGGGAGATGCGGTATACAATGATGATAGTTCTAGTAGTTCGATAGATTCTTCTTCGTCCAGTAGTAGTTCTAGTTCTTCGGTAAGTTCATCCAGTAGTAGTTCGGTAAGTTCATCTAGTAGTAGTTCGGTAAGTTCATCCAGTAGTTCAAGTAGTTCTTCGAGTTCTTCGGGTTCTAGCGAATCAAGTTCTTCTTCCAGTTCTTCGAGTTCTGAAAGTTCTAGTAGCTCTAGTAGTTCAAGTGAATCTAGTTCTTCGAGTAGTTCTTCGAGTTCTGAAAGTTCGAGCAGTTCTTCGAGTTCTAGCGAATCTAGTTCTTCTTCCAGTTCTTCAAGTTCTGAAAGTTCTAGCAGTTCTTCCAGCTCAAGCAGTTCATCTGAAATTAGAAGTAGTTCTTCCAGTTCAAGCAGTTCCAGCAGTTTAAGTTCTGAAAGCAGTTCGAGCAGCAGTAGTTTGCAGGGATGTGAGCCATATTATTGCGCTACGGGTTATTCAACAAACAACATTAATGGGACTTATGCTTGGACAGGGGCGTATTACAATGACAAGGCGGTATTTAATAATGGCACTTATAATTTGTGGTTGAGTACTGTAGGGGCTGATTATTGGGCTATTTCTTTAGTTTATCCAACTGCCGAAATTAATTGGGTTTCTAATAAGATTATTGATGGTGGTTGTCCGGATGGAACCTATGAAAACCAAGCTGGGGTTATTGCTGTTGGAGAATGCAGCAGTTCCAGTTCTTCCAGCTCAAGCAGTTCTTCTTTGAGTTCTTCAAGTAGTTCTTCCAGTTCTTCTTTGAGTTCTTCAAGTTCTAGTAGTTCGTCTTTAAGTAGCTCCAGTAGTTCAAGTAGTTCTTCTTTGAGTTCTTCAAGTTCTAGTAGCTCAACAGAAATTAGAAGTTCGTCTAGTTCAAGTTCTTCTTCCAGTTCTTCAAGTTCTTCTTTTAGTAGCGAAAGCAGTTCTTCTAGTTCTTCTTTGAGTTCTGAAAGCAGTTCTTCTAGTTCTTCTTTGAGTTCTGAAAGTTCTAGTAGTTCAACAGAATTAAGAAGCTCTAGTAGTTCTAGTTCTTCTTTAAGTTCTGAAAGTAGTTCTTCGAGTTCGTCTTTGAGTTTCTAGTAGCAGTTCTTTAAGTTCTGAAAGTAGTTCTTCGAGTTCGTCTTTGAGTTCTTCAAGTTCTAGTAGCAGTTCTTTAAGTTCTTCAAGTTCTAGTAGTTCAACAGAAATTAGAAGTTCTAGTAGTTCTAGTAGTTCTAGTTCTTCTTTAAGTTCTGATAGTTCGCCAAGCTCTGAAAGTTCAATAATTAAGGCCATGGTGCAGTACATGACGATGCCAAACCCACCTACTCCGCTTGGCACCTATAATGTTGATGCTGATTACAACGGATACCCGTGTTGGTGGCAAACGGGAACTGATTTCAGGGTGTGGTACGCTGATTCTGACAACAAATATATATGTTCACTATATACGGTAAAGGGCCATGTTGCTCCAACTGATTGCTGGGAAAGGCTTGGAACAGATCCAATGGGGTCCTATTATGCGCATCTAGGCGGATCATACACAGGAGATATGCGGTTTGTGTAAGTAATTGATAATTCAGGGAATATGTCTGTGGGTTTAAAGATTTCGAATTAACTGTAGAATTCGCCTTTCATAATTTTCTTATTGTTCTAGGGTAAGAAGCTTTTTCTTTTTCCTTTCGAGTATCTTTTAGTTGCATGCTGTTCGCCTTCTCTTAAAATCGTGGATGCTGTATAATAGATTTATGTTAAAAAACCGTATAGTTCAAATTCCATTTGCCTATGATTATTTTTACCATAAACTAATTAAGAATGCCATCCCTATTGACGCTTCTGATGACACTCCTAAAACCTATGAAGGAATAGATCTCGATTCTTTTCCAAAAATTACGAGTATTGTGATTCCTGTTCACCATGCCAGATCTTGTGATTTTTCGAGAAACTTAGACAATCCCGACAAGAGGGTAATCAGGAGAAAGGTCCAAGAGCAGAAAGACTTTATGCTGAAATATCAACTTAATCCTTTATTGGGTATAACATGGAAATCTTTAAATCAAATTTTTTGTAATGAAGATTGCCCTCTCTATTTTTTTAGGGCAGGCAAAATAAACGAAGAAAATTACTAGGGGATTTCTTGTTGTGGTCGTTTAGGAAGATCGTAAAACTCCCCTTTCATAATTTGTTTATTTCTTTCCAAGTGTTCTTTTGTTCTATTTTCTTTGCGAGAAAACTCATTGTTTTTCCTAACCTTATCAGTAAGATCGTCTCTTTCTTTTTTGATTTTCTCTAACAGATCTTCTTCTGGGACTCTTCCAAATTTTCTACCTTTGGGATTTCTTTTTCCGTCATGTTCTAATTGATTTAAAAATTCATTAGCCTGTTGAATAGACTTAAATACCGGAACATTAAAGTATAAAAGTTCTTTTATGGTGAACACATCGTTACCGTTGATATCATAGAGTAATCCGCTTTTTTCAAGTTGGTATTCGGGTTGTGGTAGCGGCATTTTTGAAGAAGCGTAACTCATTGATCTTTGAACAGGTGGAACTTCGTCAAAGATGCTGGACTTAGGAATCCATTTATATCCACATTCCGGACAATAAAAAAGCTGAAAGTTACTTTTTTGAAAGCTTTCCTGTTGGGATTGATATCCGCAATCAGGACAGGTTATGATAGTGGAATTCATTATCTTCGCAAAATTTAGGTTGTTAATCTTTTTTGATAGGATGTTTCTTTTTAACATCCATGACACATCTTTCGTATTTGGCAGGGTCTTTATCTTTATCAACCGTCGTGTGGCAAACGGCCCAAGGATTTACTTTCTTCCCCTTTTTCTTGGCTTCAGACAACCAACCGGCCAACTTACCCATTTCTTCCCACTGAGTTTTGCTGATTTTGATCTTCATTTGGGTCTCCTTTTGCAATTTGATTAGTATTTCTCATAAAACATATTTTATTCCTTCTCGAAGTTTTCCTTGATTTTTACTTTAAATCCGTTATGATGTTAAAATGAAAGGATATGTAGATCAGCCCATATATAGATTTGGTAGAATAGAAGGGGAACTTGTAAAAGCCTCTCATCCTGTTCGTCCAGCTAATCCGGGAGAAATGATCTTAGCTTTTGGTAAATATTCGGGATATTCTATAGAACACGTTAATGAATTTGATCATCCTTATATAATTTTTCTATCAACTATCGTAACTTATAGGAATCCTAGAATGCGACCTTTTGTGGCAAGGGCTTTAGAATTGACCACTTTGGAGGAAAGAAATAGTAAACGACAAGACAGAAAGTATTTCTTTAAGAAATGTATGGAAGTTAAGTGGCTAGTAGATTTTCTAAAAGAAGTTAATCAATCGGGATCTTCTTGGGGTAAATTTGCTCACTCTATTTTAATGAGGCTTTGGTCACAACATCAACTCAATTTGTTAACATCAAAACAGGTGGTATGTCTTGCCAATATGTGGGGCGAAATCAAGAGTGGACATAAAGAGGGAATATTGTTTAAGAAAGCAAGAGAAGAGTTTAAGAGAAACATGAAACCTTATTGGAAACGAAAATACGAAAATATTGAAGACCTATGAAAATAGTAGCGATATCCGATATTCACCAGATGATTTCCAAGTGGGAGGAAGCAGTCAAACTTTGTCAAAAACAGAAATTTGATGTGGTAATTTTGAATGGCGATATTTTCCCCAAAGATAAAGGAATTACCTCTCAACTCTCATTTATTACCCGTTTTAACAAGTATGCTCAACAAATCAAAGATACAGGTACTCAATTTTTGTTTTTATTGGGGAACGACGATAATCAGCTTTTAATCCCTGAAATGGAAAAAGGACACAAAAAAAGTCTTTGGTATTACATGGCGGGGGAAGTTGTTAAGATAAAGGGTTATGAATTTGCCGGTATGCCTTATGTCCCCGATTATCCCTTTGGTTATAAATTCTGGTGCCGTGGAGAATTTAAAGATAGTCTTAGAATTAATCCTAGTCAATATGGCAAACCTCTTTTGATTAATGCTTCTAATCAATTTGAGCCTATTAAGGATTATTTTAAGTATATGGAAGAGCAGGAGAGCATATGGGAGTCCTTGGTAAAAGTAGCGGCCAAGGTTAAACATATGGGCAGGAGCATATGGCTTATTCATGCGCCTCCTTCCGATTTATTTTTAGATGTTTGTTCGCATGGGGCTAGGGTTGGTAGCAAGGCTGTTTACAAATTCATTCAGGAGTATCAGCCTCTTCTTACGATTCATGGACATATTCATGAGTCTCCGGAGTATAATGGTCATAAATGGTGTCAACAAGAGGGTAAAACTCTTTGTGTTCAGGGTGGTCAAGTAGGATTTGATTTACATTATTCTATTTTTGATATTAAAAATGGAGTGATTAAATACAAGAAGCATTCAATATATAAATGAAAGGGGCAAATGAAAAGAAATAAAGTGATAGAAGATCGTGAAGCAGATGGATTAAAAAGACAACTTCGTGAATTGAGAGAAGAACATTATATTCCTGAACCTCCCAACTATGTTCGTTATGAAGTTGGGCAGAGGGTTCAGATGGGTAACATTGCTAAATCAGTTATTACGGAGGTTATAGACGGTGGAAAAATCTATAAGCTGCATCAGAATTGTAAAGACAACCATTACGGGAAAATAATTGATAGTGAAAGAGATATGTATGTGGCTTGGTTTGATATTTGTCCATATCATACTCTTGAAGAATTGAATTCTATGGAAAATTATACTCAAGAAGATACGCTTCGTCTTAGCTTCTCTCAGATGGACTTGAGTTCTATTTTTACGAGGGTTTATCATTTCGGCTTAGATATGAGTCCCGATTATCAGAGAGGCAACATATGGACTATGGACGATAAGACCAAACTTATTTCTTCTATCTATATGCATGTGGATATTGGCAAGTTCGTATTTGTTGCTTTGCCATTCAAGGATCATTCTCCCTCTTACGAAGTATTGGATGGGAAGCAGCGTATTATTGCCTTGACTGAGTTTTATGAAAGCCGATTCAAGTTTAACGGGAAATATTTCAAAGACCTTACTTATAGGGATCAGGACCAGTTTGAGCGTCATCCTATTTCCATTGCTGATCTCAAAGAAGAGCGGGTAAAACTGTCCGACAAATATCTTTATTTCCTTCGACTAAATACAGGGGGAAGAGTTCAAGAGCCAAAACATATGAAATACGTTGAGGAGCTTTACAAAAAAGCTATTGAGGAGGGCAAATGATTACACTAGTAGTAGGAATGCCGAGAAGTGGTAAAAGCACATGGATTATTAATAACAAGGATAAGAATGATATTGTTATTAGTAATGATTGGATACGTGAGAATATTCTTGGAAATCAATATTCGGATGCGGCAAATCCTGTTATATGGACGATTACGGATTCCTGTATTCGTATTCTATTGAGTCAAGGGGTTAATGTCATTTTAGATGGGATTAATCATACTCGTTATATCCGTAAGTTGTTCTTGGATATTGGTAAAGAATATGCAACAGAAACAAGAATCGTTTATATTGATACTCCTTTGGCGGTATGTTTAGAGAGGAATAAGACTAATACGAAGCTTCCTCCTGAAAAATTAATAAAGATGCAGGGGGATTTAGAGGTTCCGACCATGTATGAATGCGATCATTTTGTAAGGGTTCAATTTGAGAATCCAAAACTTAAACCCGATGAAAAGATAGTGGAAAAACCATCTAGTTTTGATTGGAAAAAATTATTCTGGTTTTTGTAATTGTTTTATGAGTCCTTGTTTCCAGCATCTTCTACAAACGGCGACATAGGTTTCATTTCCGCCGGTTAGAATCTGTTGGCCCTCTGTTACTATTTTGCCGTTGTGAACCCTAGCATTATAGGTAGCTTTCTTTCCACAATGGCATATGGTTTTAATTTCGGTAATGCTATCGGCTATTTCCATAAGTCGTTGGGTTGCCGGAAAAAAGTGGGACTGAAAATCAGTTTTTAATCCATAGCAAAGGACTGAAATTTCTAGATAATCCACAACATCGCCTAGTTGATCTATTTGTTGTGGGGTAAAAAACTGAATTTCATCAACTAGGATTACATTTATTTTACTTATTTTAGTTTCGTTTTCAATGGCGGTAAAAAGGTTAGTATCGGGATAAACAACAATATTGGCTTGGGCGGTTAATCCTATTCTGGAAGTAATAAAGCCTATTCCAGATCGGTTATCTTTTCCGCTGGTAATGAGCAAGGTTGACAGTCCCTTTTCGGTATAGTTAAAGTTGGTGGTTAAGAGTTGGGCGGTTTTGGTTGATCCCATGGCACCAAAAAAATAATAAAGTTTAGCTTTCAATCCATACTCCTCTAATGTCTTTGCCTTTGACACCTTTTCCCCATACATCCCATCCTGTTCTTTTTTGTCTGGCAAATAATTCAAGCTTATTTGTATCGGGGTATAGATCTTCTATAAATTGATGGGCTATTTCTGGCTTATGGCTATGGTACGTTGATTTTTCCCTAAGAACGGTTGTATATTTTCCTCTCATATTTTTAGCGATAGGGATCATGGAAGGTTTATAGAACCATAAAAGGTATTCGTGGGAATAGCGGATAGTAAAAGCAGGGGCAACTCCATTTTCCTTATCCCAAATAAGTCTGGCATGAAGCTTATATTTTCTTTCATTCATTTTTTCTTCGCATTCGTGTAAAAACTTATCTATTGTCCATATAAAGAAGGTATGTTTAGGTTCGCAGCAATTATTAACTATTTGGTCATGGATATCGAAGATGTTATCAACAGACAAGGTTGGATAGTCGAGAGTAAATCCTTGATGGGGGCGGCAATTTCTTTTCCCGCCTTTTTTCTGTTTCCATGGGGGATCGGAAAGAATAATTTGATATTTCATTTTCATCGAAGATATTATACAGTTAGATGAATCTCATTCCGAAAGATTCCGCATCATCTTCAAGCTCTTGTGATTCCATACTTTCGTTCATGCCTTCTTGTTCTTGGTGGGCGTGTCTCAATTCATGCATTAAGGTTGTTATAGCGACTTGATACATAGAAAAGTCATCTTTAAGTTCTTTTTGTGTTTCGGCACAAAGACGGAGATTGATTAGGATAACGGGCATATTATATGTTCCGCCAGCATATTGAGCTAATCCTCCATTAGCCTCTTTGACAAACGCTATTCTGAATCTGGTAAAATCTCCTTGAAACTCTCCCATATGTTTAGCAGCAATATCTTGGGCGGCTTGTTCAAAGGCTTTCATCATTTTACGTTTGGGGCGTAATTCTTCTTCGTAGCTATGGGAAGGCTCAAAATCGTGGGGAACAGGATCGTTAAGATCGGGGGTTCCATAATATCTAGGTTTAACGGCTATTCTATATATTTTCATTTTTCGCCCATCATTTCGCTTACGCTACCAACTTCCAAATCTTCAGACATGGAATCTTCTTTTGTTGGTTCTGCTAAATAGATAAGCCCTATTTTTCTTTCGGTTTCAAGTGAATGGTCGTAATTTTTAAAATTGGGATGGCCCTCTGTTTTCTGGTTTAATTCTGAATCTTTAAGTTTAGATGGAATGGGCATAGATTCTTTAATTGGGGTGTTCATAAAATGTGTTGATATTATTTCTTTTTGTAATTTATCGTTTAATTCTTTTTCTAGGTGTTCGTTACTTCTTGGATTAAGGTCGGCTTTGGTCATGGCTTCTTTCATTTTTTCTATTGAGCCATAAGTTTGTTGGATAAAGGCTTCCATCATTTTTGATTCTGGCATATTACTCCTTAATAAGTCCTTGCAACTGTTCGAAACTATCATCTTTTTGTTCTGGTATTTTTTCTATGATGTGTTTGGATGGATCTTCGATTTCTATATCGCCTCGATCTCTCATCCACTGTATTTTAGCGTCTACAGGGCAATTTGGATTTTTTGCCGCATATTGAGAAACAATATTTCCCTCTCCACGACTTAGAATCTTTGCTAGAGCTTCTGGGGGGCAATTTGGATTAGACGCTGCTCTCCAAGTAATGACGCTATTCCATACTCCTCTATTCAATATTCTTTCTAAATATTCAGGTGGGCAATTGGGGTTTGCTGCTGCCCACCAAGAAAATTCATCGTTTTTGGGTCTATTTAATATTTGCTTCAATATTTTTATCAAGGTTTCAGGTGGACAATTTTCGGATTCTGCCAATGAAACCATTTTCAAAATTACGCTACGAGGAATACTCTTGTCATCTATATAGGCCACTCTATACATTTTGAAATTTCTTCCTACCAGTTCTTTTAATCGAATTAAATCTTCATCTTTTTGTTCTGGGACTTCTTCTATTTTGTGTTTATTTGGATCTTCGGTTGCTATTTTTCCACTATCTTTCATCCACTGTATTTTTACATCTATAGGGCAATTTGGGTTTTTTGATATACAGTCAGACATCCAATCATCGTTTCCTCTCCTTAATACTTCTACTAACATTTCTGGTGGACAATTTGGATTTTGCGCCGCAGAGTGAGAAACATAATCGTTTTTCCCTCTCCTTAATACTTCTACTAACATTTCTATAGGACAATTTGGATTTTTTGCTGCATTTCCAGAAACATTATCATTTTTTCCCCTTCTCAAAATCTCCATTAACATTTCAGGTGGACAATTTATATTTTGTGCCGCACGTTGAGAAACAAAATCGTCTATTCCTCTTCTCAAAATGTCTACTAATATTTTGGGATCTTTAGTGTATTTTGCTTCTTCTTCTTCCGTATGCCAATCTTCTGCAACCCTATACATTTTGAAATTTTTTCCTACCAGTTCTTTCAATTTTCTAAAATCTTCGTCTTCTTTGGGTTCTGGCATTTCTTCTATTTTGTGGCGCAATGGATTTTCCGTCGCTATCAAACCTTTTTCACGCATAAATTTTACTTTTAGTTCAACCGGAAGGCTTGGATTTTCACTTGCCCATTCGCCATAATACTCTGGGAAATCATACGAAAACAGGACTTTTTCTAAAATTTCTATTGGGCAGGACGGATTGGTAAGAATGTCAGCTATGTGGTCGCTACTTACTATTTTTCTTTGCTCTATCAATTTATAAAGTTTAAAAAATACATCTCTTGGCATATTTGGGACACCTATAAAAAGATATCTTAGGTAAGAGACTTTAGACATAGAACTATAAAGAAATAAATCTCCGGTTCTTATAGCAAAATCAATTATGGTTCTTACGGTATTATCGTTTATAATATTGGGTTTTCGGCATATGTCTCCCAAAAATAGTCTTACATTATATGAGTGTCCCCATTCTTTCGGAATAGAATCTTCTAGTTTTTTTGTTTTTACCGGGTCTTTCAGTATTTCCAGAAAATCATTAATACATTTTGGATCGTTCAAACAGTCTTCTCCCAGTATGTTTGGATGTGTTAATTTGGAAGTTTTCTTTATTGGAGACGAATTGCGACCAATAAGATTTCTTAATTCGTTTAAGTCGGTGTTTGTTTCTGGCTTATTAACCATTTCTATTTTGTGTTTAGTGGGATCTTCGGTTGCTATTTGTCCGGTATCTCTCATCCATTGTATCCTAGCGTCTATAGGGCAATTTGGATTTTTTGCTGCGAACTGAGAAACTAAATCATTCCCCCCTTTTCTCAATATTTCTTCTAATATTTCAGGTGGACAATTTGGGTTTCTTGCTGCAATTTGAGCAACATAATTGTCGTATAGAGAAGCATACGAACGTGAATTTACATTTCTGTTTCTCAATATTTCTGTTAGTATTTGGGGATCTTTAGTACCTTGCGCAAGGTTTATTGAATAGAATTTTTCTTTCGCCGCTCTATACATTTTGAAATTTTTTCCTACCAGTTCTTTCAATTTTCTAAAATCTTCATCTTCTTTGGGTTCTGGCATTTCTTCTATTATGTGTTTAGTAGGATCTTCGGTTGCTATTTGTCCAGTATCAATTTTCCATTTTAAAAGAGAATCAAGAGGCATATTTTCGTTTTCAGAGGCCCATCCGGCAATTGGAGCTTTGCCATATTTCAAAGCGTCAATTAATAATTCTTGTGGAAAACTAGAATTGGTAAGAATGTACTCGCAATAACTAGAATGTGTTAGCTTCTTTTCTTTGGTCATAAGTTCATATAGTTTATAGGCTACGTCTTTTGGCAAATCAAATGACCAAAATAATTTGATAAGATAGTCTCTGTTAGCAAACCTAAAAAGATCACCTGTAAAAATAGAGTAGTTAATTATTTTTCGGACATCATTTTCGCTGACCAATCCCCTTGCATTATAGAGATATTTTCTAAGTATATCGCTAATTACGAAAAAGACGGCACTAAGGTTTTCGTGAGAGGATTCAGCTAAAGCACTAATTCCCTCTTCCGTTTGAATTTTATTTAAAAATTCCTCAATACATTCAGCTTTATTTTCGGCGTAGAAGTTTGTTACACAGGCAGTATAGTCCCGCAATGTTTTTGCCTTATCAACCTCAGATGTTCGATAAAATTGCATAAAAATCGAAAATTATACAGGTAATTCTTCTGGCGGTTCCTGTTGCCCCTGCTTGGATTGTAAATATAGATTTTCGTAATTACCTAATCCTATTGGTTTTACTTGAATCTCATATACTACACCATCCTTATATCTAAACCACCCCACAGATCCGTCAGCAATCCAATAAGTTCCCAATCTTTCTTGAAAAGATGGGGTTATATCCGAAATAACTTCACTAGTATGCGTATTTCCACTTTTCCCTCTTTCTATGTCGCTTAATTCTTTTTGACCCTCAAATTGCTGAAGTTCTTCTGTGTTTTCAAGTGGGTCTCTGCCTTCATCTTCAAATTCTCCTAACTGATTGGTTACTTTATATATCTTCATATTTTTCTCCTTCTTAATGTAAATATTTCTCTTTGTTTACTGCTTTTCCCTTCTAAACGTGGCAAAGGTATTTAAGCGATTATTTGAGAAAAATAGTAAATGAACTGGTATTATCTTTATAAGGTGGCAGAGAGGTTTTACCGGCTAGCAATGTCTCCGTCTCAGGTAATTAAGAAAACCGATTTTCATCAGTGGATGGTTTATCATAGGGAATTAGGGAAAATGGTAGGGATTAACTCTGTCGGGGTATCGTCACCAGAAGAAATAAGAGATTTCAGGTATCTTAGCGATATCATCCGTGGTCTTACCGACATTTTGGGAAGACTACCTACCAAAGAAGAATTTTTTCAAACATGGATTTCTTGGCACGATTTTAAAAAACATATGCCACAAACAGACAGAATTGAACTTATGAATCTCTTGGAATTGCCCTATGTTAAAAATATCCGTGAAGAAATGGTAGAACGTGGAAATGAACTTGAAAGGCCTGAGATGGCAAAAGCAGTCTAATTCATTGTGTTACAGCATACATCAAAACGTTTTGTCCAAGAAGAATAGCATCGGTTCCCGCATAGCCTAGCGAATAAGGATTTTGCGACATTTCCCATCCTCCCGCCATTCCGTAATGACTATAAATAACGCCATAGTGTCCTTCAATTTCTATCCCTTCTAAAACAGGCTTTATAGTCGGAGACCCCATTTGGCTTCCTAATAACGGAGTAATCCCGCATTGAATAACTTTGTTCGGCAGATTAAATATTTGATTATTTTCTGGTATAGCGTTTAATGGATGCTCTGGAAAAATGGCCTGCATTTGTAAACGAAATGCCATATCAAATCCTTTTCTCCCACAACAAGATTCGGCAAAAACAAAGCCACCGTTAATTACATATTGCCGAAGACGTATAGCTTCATCTTTTTTTAACCTGAAATCTTCATGGCCTGTAATGTAAATAATGGGTTCGGAAAAAAGGTTCTCGTCGGACAAACGAATCTCTTTAAGTCCGTATTTAACTGGAACTTCTGTTTTTAGATTAAAGGTTTGTAATAGTATGGGTAAAGCAGCATGTCTTGTTTTCCATTCCCCATCGTAAATGATTTGTGCAATATTTATCTTGTTACCTGTAGTCGTATCTCCATCTACAAGCTTTATCTTTGAAGCCATATTCTTAGACCATGCTCGTTCTGACACGGCATACGAGAAAAGATTAACACCTAGTTTTTTGGCGTCATCGGATTGATAGGCTTGATAGTTGTCATTTTCTATATCTGACCAACCTACCGCCATTCCCCATCTAGAAATAACCGCTACTGTTCTACAATCTATCGTAATGCCATCAAACCATGGCTCGTTTCCCTTGTAGCCAAAGAAACCCTTATAAACACCGGAACGATATTTAACCCGGTCTAAATCATAATAAGAATGGAATATGGGATGATCTGAACTTAACCGCTGTAGATGCACTTCTGGGAAAATCATTTCTAATTCCTTTTTGGCAGAATCATAGAAAGGTTTTGATCCAAGTCCTGTATTGAAAATAAGCATGCCTCCATCTAACATAAATTTTCGAAGTTTTTCACGGTCATCAGGCGTAAATTCAAAATGATAATGTCCCGAACGATACAAGATTGGATTTTGTTCTGGATCGGGGCTTATTTCTGATAGCGTTTTAATTTCCATGATATAACTAGTGCCGATAATGTCTTTTACGTTTTTTAACAAGTTGTTTACATCGTTGGGTGTAGCATCCCATTCATTTTCCTTATCGGTTTTTATTTTTGTAAACATGACAGGAGGTAATGGAGGTTTCTTTGCTTCACTTCTTGACATGGGGGTTACTGGACAACAACAACAAGCCATCATGTTTTCAGATGAAGATATTGAGCGTGGGGGTGGTGGGGGCAATGTAGGCTTAGACGGAGGAGCCACAAATCCGGGTTCATCAGATCCGTCCCCAGCTAAAACAGTTCCCAAACATAATGTAGTTAGGATAGTAGATGTTACAGCGATATGTTTTATGAACTTATACATGTCATAATTATACAACTATTAATAAACTCGAATAACTCTTCCGTTCATGTCAACAGATTGGAAATGTCTCATTAAATCTAGTCCGGCATGTCCAGCACCTTGAGCCCTTTGTTCCTCAATCCACTTGTCAATATCTACCGCATCATCAGGAAGAGAGTGTATCATGTTTGGGTTTTGCATCAATTGCTGTTTCATGGTTTCGTTGTTCTCAAGTTTAGGAACCCAATTATTTCTGTTGTTAGCCCTAAGCATATCTACTATGGTTTCCCACGATATCCCTTTACTTTCGCTTACTTCGCCCTTATAACCCTGAACCTCATTTCTAATTTTAAGATAACTATTAAGGCAGTCCGTTTGAATTTCATTGATAAGCCATATATCCGTATTGACAGGGCTAACTAAAGCAAACCCTAAAACATCAGGTCCAAAATGTCCGGACTGAGATAGGAGGTAGGCCCAGAATTTTTTTAAAGCAGGTTCTTGTAACACCATGCTTTGAATATCGCTAGTTATTTTTTGTAGAACAACCATTTCCGATACATCATCACGAAACCTTTGTGCGCCACTCCATTCCCTACTCCAATCGTAGAAGAATCTGGCAGATGGTTGTTTCTTCTGTTGTTTTTTCCCAACCGTGTCAATAACTTTCTTTATATCTTCTTCTGTATAAAATGGTTTTTTACCGATCAAAGAAAGAAATGCTCCTTGGTATTTTTTTGGTATTTCGTTGATTGTAAATGTTTTTGCGGCAACTTTAAACAAGTCAGAAAAATAAGAGGCTTGGACACTGGCTAAATTCAAAAGCCATAATCTTTCTTCTCCTTTTCCCCGAAGATTAGCTGAAGATTCCTTAAAACCAAGTCTGGGAGGAAGACGCTCATAAAAATAATCAACTTTTTCATCTTGGGTTGCTCCGGATTCAAGAGTATCGGGGGTGTTCCAATATAGTTTGGTTACTCCTTTTTGCTTGGCTTGTCCCATAATGTGTCCAATAAGATGAGTCGCCCAGTCAAATACAATAAATCTTAGCTTGCTATCTATTACCGACAATTCTTCCGGGGTGAATATTTTTTTCTCCGTCATAGATCTCCTAAAGTTTATTAATAATTCTACATAGGTATTAAAAAGTCCTTTAGAACAAAGGGAACCAAGCCTAAAAAAATGAATAAATGTATGTGATCCATATTCCCCTTAGTGTATAATGTTCATGGATTAGAAATGTCATACTCGTCAGAAAATATAAGCCTAACAAGAGCCCAAAGCAACATCAATGATTTTCTTTCTGGAAAAATCAATGATCTTGAAATAACTCCTTTTGCTAACCTTTTTTATCCCTATCTCATGGATAATGGCGGTAGTACAACTATTGTTTCGTTAACTGTAGACATATTGAATTTGAACGAACTGGGCGGCAATGGCTTTATTAACAAAGATTGGATGAACCCTAATCGACTTAGGGATTTTCTTCCAGAAGCTAAACCGTTGTGGGGATTTAAAGAAACACATCATCCCACCAAGCAATCCAGAGCCATTGGTAACGCCTTTTGTTTTTCGGGACAGAATTTGTCGTTTTATATTGCTCCTCAAGGCGAAGGGGCAGGATATGTTGATGGTAGTTGGATTTATTGCAAAACCAATTTAACCTTGTCTGTTTTAGACGTTGTTAAGGGAACCTATTTGCCGCTATATACTTTCTCAAATTTTACAGTTGAGCAAGATGACTCGTCTCGTTATTTTAAGTGGCAAATACCAGAGCAATATAACGAAGCTTTTTCCAGCTTTGGACTTTTTGGATTGTTCGTTATTCGGATTGATGTTGAAAATAGTTATTACCAAGATGCCGAATTTAGAAAACCCATATCGGCCAATTATCTTCAGAAGAATCAAGCTCTATTGCAATTGTTAACTTATTCTGGTGCCAATGAATTAGTTAATGTTCCCTCCCCAGTTGAAATTTTAAAGAGTCCTATTACCAATACCGATACGCTCGAACAAATATTTTCTCATACAATATTTGATGATTTCAAGAATACTAATCAAAATTCTGTTACCGACGATCAAAAAAGAGCTATTGTTGCCGATCAAATTGCGGTTTTATTTGCCTCTCAACATCCTGTAGTTACTGCCGATTATTATCCTTCTAAAATTATAGGATTTGGTGGAGAAGAAACCCTTGCCACTAGTATGTTCATAAAGAAAGCGGTTACTTACGGACAACGTTATCCTGATATTGTTGAGATTGTTAGAGATCGGCTATTCGGGATTATGGCAACTTATAAACACTATAATTTTGTTTCTGAAATAGAATCTCTTTTTTCCAACAACAATCAATCCCTGCAATATTTGAGAGATCCGGCCCGATCTATTTTAATTGATAAAGATGGAAAGATACAAAGAGATTTTGGGGTTGATGGAATTCTTTTTAACCCCTATGTATTGGAATGTATAGGAGCCGATGTTCCCAAAAACGTTACCAGTTCCCTAGCCTTTTCAGTACCCATATCTAGAGGCACGGTGGGGATTGATGAGGTGTTGATTACGGATATTAATAACAATCCTTTAACTTTAAATGTTAATTCGGTAAGAGTTTCTTTTGATGTGGTATTTGGTGCGGATACAATAAAAAGAATTCGTTATTCCATATGGCGGAAAAACAGTTTGGATTACATGGAAGCCGTTGATGAATGGGGAACTACTAGAAGTTATGTTTTCGACTTAAGCGATCTAGTTTCAAGTGAAAGTTCGAGTGAAGATATGGGGGATGTCATTTTTGCACGTATTGATATTGAAGATGAAAATAAATTTGTCAATACATTCTATGCTGAAGAGTTTATACCGGCTAATGAAACCATGTTGGGATTGACTATTGTTAATGTTTTCCAAAGACAGGATGGGACAGGATTAGTGGATACCTATTATGATTACTTTGGGAAATCTGAAATCAACAACTCACAAATAGAATTGATGGTATCGCAAGACAGTGGGAACTCGTGGTCTAATGTCAGTTCAAGTTTTGTTATCGGAGATGTTGGGCTTAGCGTAATGCCGGGGAGAAATCATCTTATATGGAACGCTTCATCCTATTTGGCAAGCAATCTTTCTTTATCAGAAGCCTACATCAAGCTCCAGTTATCCGATGTAGATTTGGCAACTAATGAAGGTTTAAATAGCAACATTGCCGTTCTAGATTTATTGCCGCCTTCTGAAATAGCTATTAGAAAATTATCTATAGAGGAAGAATCAGAAATGTGGGTTAGTTCATCTTCTAGTTCGAGTGAATCAAGTAGTTCAAGCAGTTCTAGTAGTTCAACAGAAATCAGAAGCAGTTCTAGTAGTTCCAGTAGTAGTTCGTCTGTAAGTAGTTCCAGTAGTTCTAGTTCATCAAGCAGTTCAAGCAGTTCTAGTAGTTCCAGTAGTTCTAGTTCAAGTAGCTCAAGTAGTTCAAGTGTTTCAAGTTCTAGTAGTTCAAGTAGCTCAAGCGTTTCAAGCTCTAGTTCTTCAAGTTCTTCTAGCTCAAGTAATTCTAGTAGCTCTAGTAGTTCTAGTTCTTCTAGTTCTTCAAGTTCGTATTCAAGTGAATCCAGTTCTTCTAGTTCCAGCAGTTCTAGTTCTTCAAGTTCTTATTCTAGTGAAAGTTCAAGTTCTTCAAGTTCGTATTCAAGCGAATCCAGTTCTTCCAGTTCCAGCAGTTCTTCTTCTTCAAGTTCTTATTCTAGTGAAAGTTCAAGTTCTTCAAGTTCCGGAAGCAGTTCTAGTAGTTCCAGCAGTTCTTCAATGAGTAGCGAATCTAGTTCTAGTTCTAGTTCTAGCAGTTTAAGTTCTGAAAGTAGTTCTTCTAGTTCTTCTGTAAGTAGTGAAAGCTCAAGTAGCTCTTCGGTTTCAAGCGAAAGTTCTTCAAGTAGTTCTTCTATAAGTAGTGAAAGTTCTTCCAGCAGTGTAGATTCAAGCAGTTCAAGTTCTTCTATGTCTAGTTCCAGTTCTAGTTCGAGTAGTTATGA